CGCCAGTGCAAGGTGATCGCCGGCCTGCGCGGCGCACTGACGCGGCAGCGGAATCAGGCCGAGAAGAGGCGCATGCGTGCGCTGGACACGGAGCGCGAATGAGCCTGCACAAGACCACCATCGCCATCCTGGGCTGTCCGGTGTGGTTCGAGCACACGTACAAGAACCCGTTGGACGGGGCTTTCCAGGTCGAGATGGCGGTGAACGCCCTCGGCAGCCTGCTCGAGAAGTCCGCCGTCAAAGAGGTCAGCCGCGACCTCAGCCCGAAGGTGACGCTCGTGCCGGTGCCGCTCGACTTGCTGACGGCGCTCGTCGAAAGCAGCCCGATGAGCAACGCCGGCAGCCAGCGCCTCGAAAAGCTTCAGGCCAACCTCCGCCAGTGGATCGACGCCCATGTCCCCTGACATCATCGCCGACCAGTGGCGTCCTACGCCGACGGCCGCCACCCCAACCACTCCACCGCCTCCGATTCCTCCGCTGCCGCTGGCGTGGGCGAAGGCCGTCATTGAAGGGCGAAAGCCATGAAGTTCCAACTTGGAGATATGGTCCGCAAAACCAAGGGCAGCCAGTGGCATGGCAAAGTCGTCGGCACGTACAGTACGGAGCTGACGCCGGAAGGGTATGCTGTCGAAAGCTGGAGCGAGAAGGGCTCCGTGCAGATTTACCCGGCAGCGGCGCTGGAATTGGCACAGGCCGCCCAGGCTCAGGGGGATGCGGCTGCTCGTCAGGCTGGTGCGCACGCCGCCGATCGTGTCCTCGCTGAAATGATGGCCGAGAGCCCCCCAGCCCCGTCGTTGCTGCCCGCTGAAATAAAGAGTGGCAAGCGGCTGCATGTACTAAAGACATGGCCTGATTATTTCAGCAAGGTTACGTCCGGCGATAAGACGTTCGAGTGTCGTGTTTGGGACCGCGACTATCGAGTTGGCGATCATCTGTACCTCTATGAATGGGACCCCAAGACCGCAAACATGACCGGACGCTCCATATACTTCCGCATTGGGTACATTCTCACTGGTCCGTGCTCACCGGTTGGATTTTGTGTGATGACGCTAGCGCCTGTCGTTGCCCTCCCTGCCCCCGGCGCGCTGGCGGGGTTGGTGGAGAAGTGGCGCAAGCGCGTTTGCGCCGACACCGGATACTACCAGGCGGTTGAAGACCTTTCGTCGGAGCTGGAGGCGGTTCTCCGCAATGGCTGACATCCTCGCCCAACGCACGCCGACCGGGCGCCCGAAGTTCGTCCTCATCGGCGCACCCGGCGCCCTCGGACTGAAGCTGTCGGAGATCGGCTGGCAGCAGTGGTCGATGGGGCGTTGGACGACGACGCGCCCGGCGACGATCGCGGCGACGGATGCGCTGCTGCCGACGGTGCGCGACGAGAGTTGCACGCGGGCGTTGGCGTGGTGCAGCCGGGCGTATCGGGACAGTTCGGTTATGGCGTACCCGGGGGGTGGAGGTCCGGAAGTCGAGGAGGTGCTGGCGAAGGGCGCCCCCAAGCCGTTCCCATATCAGGCGTCCGGCGCGATATGGCTGGCCGGCAAACAGCGGGCACTGCTGGGGGATGACGCGGGCTGCGGCAAGACGAATCAGGCCCTCATCGCCTGCGCGATCGTCAACGCCAAGCGCGTTCTCGTTCTCTGCCCCACGACGCTCACCGGCCAATGGATCGACGAAGCCGACCGCTGGGTCGGGCTCGAACGCTTCGACGAGTTCCAGGCCGTCGGGTTCGGGCTGCTGTCGACGTCCGGGGAGCGGGCCGGCGAGACGTACTTCGACGCCGTCTTCCGCGAGAAGTGGGACGTCGTCATCATCGACGAATGCCACTACCTCCGCAGCATGGACAGCACGCGCACCTGCCGGATATGGGGCGGCCAGTCGATCAAGAACAAGATCATCAAAGGCAAGCACCGCCGGGTGAAGGGACCGAAGTTCGAGGGCATCGCCCACGTCGCCACCAGGGTGTGGGCACTGTCTGGCAGCCCCATACCCAACAAGCCGAAGAACATGTTGCCGACGTTGCACGGCCTCGACCCCGAAGGCTGGCCGACGCAGCAGTACCTCGAACGCTACTGCGACCCGCGCTTCGACCGGGCGACGAACGCCATCGTCTACGAAGGATCGAGCAACGAAGAGGAGCTGAACAAGAACCTCCGCGGCGGCGGCATCATGCTCCGCCGGCTGAAGGCAGACGTGCTGCCGCAGCTGCCGCCGAAGGTGCGCGGCGTCGTCCGGCTGGAGGTGACGAACCTCACCCGCGAGACCGAATTCCTGAAGTCGAATCGCCTGACGCTCGCCGACATCCGCGAAGCCGTCGGCCGCATCGGTGCGCTCTGCAATGCGGATGACGTGCTGGCCACCGTCCGCCAGCAGTCGTCGCTCGCCCGCGTCGTCAAGATGGTGCCGATGATCCAGGCGTTGGCCGGCGACGAGTCGGTCCTCGTCCTCTGCAACCACCGCGAGGTCGCGTGGCAGCTGCACGCGAGCCTGCATTCGGCGAGGAACGAAGGGGCCGACGACGCCCGCGACTGCGAGGCGATGAGCCTCACGGGCGACGATGCGCCTGCCGAGCGGCGCGCGAAGGCGCTGGCGTTCACCGGCAAATACCTCTGCGCGACGATCGGCGCCATCGGCACGGGCCTGGACGGGCTGCAGCGGGCGTACAGCCACGCGATCTTCGTCGAGTTCCCGTGGGCGCCCTCCGACCTGACGCAGGCGGAAGACCGGCTGCACCGCATCGGCCAGACGAAGTCCGTACGCATCACCTACCTCGTTGAACCCGGTTCGATCGAGAGCGCGGTGCTTGCTGGCACCGCACGGAAAGCGGAGTGGAGCCACATGGTGCTTGACGCCTCCGTACAGCGCACTAACGTTTCCGTATGATCCTCGATGCTTCGGGTCGCGCCATCGCCCGCACCGCCCGCCACCGCCTGACCGACGCCGAAGTCGCCGACGTCCGTGCCAACGACTTCGAGTCCAAGGTCGAGATCGTCGTCACCCACCGCCGGCTGCCGTACCTGTCGGCGACGATGGCCACGCTCGCCGGCTGCGAGCGGCGCCCGGACTACAACCTCCAGGCCGTGATCGCCTTCTGCCCGGCGGATGCCCGCACGGTGCATGCCGTCGAGGGCTTCCGGAAGAACCTCGCCCAGGCGTGGGAAGAGGCTTTCGACCGGCAGCTGCATGCCCCCGGCGACACGGCACCCAATTTCACCGAACCCACCACCGACGACGCCGTCATGGCGATCATGGACGGAACCGCATTATGAAATCCTTTCTCAAACACGTCTTCCGTGCAGAGCACATCGGCTTCGCGCTGGTGCTGTTCGCCGCCAGCCTCTGCCGCTTCGGCTGCGCGCTGATCGCGTGCACGTCGTGGATCAACGGCTGGACGCCGATGCTCGTCGTCTTCGGTGCTGGCTCCCTGCTGTTCGACGTCGGCATCCGCTGGTGCGACATGTCGCTGTCCCGGTCGCTGGCGATCGACCACATGTGCGGCCTCGACGTGGACGTCGACAAGATGCTGGCGGATTCGGAGATCAATGTGGCTGGGACGGTAACACACCACCCGCCGCCCGGGCATGCGTACCCCGAGAATTGGGAAGGGCAGGTGCCGGTGCCGGAAGTCATACGCCGTGTTAACGAGGCGCGTGCGCAAGACCGTACCACCCAACTCGACATCCGCGCGCCGCTGTCGGCCGAGGAGCTGGCTGCCATCGAAAGCCTGCGCCGGCAGGGCCTCGCCACTGAAGCCGCTCTCGAAGGCCTGCGTCGGTCCTCTGTCGGTGGCGCCAACCAGTTCGCCGACGACACCCCCGAACCCCACCCCCTGCCGGCGATCACCGGCCTCGACCCGAAGGATGACCCCAATGCCCCGCAGTAAGCCCACCCCCAAGCAGCGGGCGCAGTCCGCTGAGGCCAAAGAGGCCGCCCGTCTCCGTGCCGCCGCGTGGCGCCAGAAGCAGAAGCGCAAGCTCGGCGTGCTGAAATTCCGCGCCCTCGAGGCCGCCCGCAAGCGCAAGGCCGCGAAGCCGCTGTTCAAGTAGCGCCCTCGCCCACTACCCCTGGTGGAGGCGTACATCGCATCCACTACGAAGCCGCCCCTCGACGCCACCCCCGAGGGGCGGTAGCGTCTCCGGCTCGCTGCACTCGACAGGACCTTCCACATGCACGTCTCCCTGTTCGCCGCTTCATGGGCAACGGAACCCGCGGGCTCCGGCCCCGTCACCAAGGTGTACGAGGCATTCAAAGGCGGCAGATGGAAGGACAAGGTCGAAGGCGTACGCCGGCTGGCGAACTCCGAGGCGGCGTACCAAAACGCCAAGCGCAGCCTGCCCGCCGTCTCCTTCTCCTGCTCGGCCGCCACCCGCCGCGATGGCGCCAGCCCCGAGGAACAGAAGCGCGTCGGCTCCGGCCGGCTGCAGGTCGACCTCGACGACCAGTACGACACCGACGAAGCCTACGACGCCGTCAAGGCCGCTCTCCTCGCCCTGCCGTGGATCGAAGCCGTCTTCCGCTCCGTACGCCCCACGTCCCTGAAAGCCGTCGCTCGCATCCCTGCGTCGGCGAATGACCTCGACCACCTCGCCAGCTACATCGCGGTTGAGCGGGCGCTGGCGGACGTCTGGCTGACGCTCGACCCCGCGTGCAAGGACATCGGCCGGCTCTGCTTCGTCACCTACGACCCCGACCTCGTCTACCGCGACGCCAGCGAGATCCAGGTGACGGCCGCCGACCGCGAGGCCGCCGTCCGCCGCACCGACGACCCGCAGACGATCCACACGTGGACCGACGCCAACGCCGGGAAGCTGCTGGCCCAGCTCGAGAAGTTCAGCGGCACCTGCCGCCACAACGAAGCCGGCGCCTGGGCCGGCAACGCGGTGCTCCTCGGCGCGCACGACGACTGGATCGGCGAGCAGCTGCGCGACTGGTTCGAGCGTCAGGGCCGCACCGCCGGCCGCGGTGAGATCAAACGCGCCATCACCTGGGCCCGCACCCGGTCGCAACGCGGCGCCCTGAAGCTGATGGGCCCTGGCGCGCACAAGCTCGTCGATCCGCTGTGGGTGTTTGATGGCGACGAGGAGCTGCAGGCTCCGACGCCGGTGGCCGACGACGGCCCGCTGTTCGTCCTCGAGGACCCGGTGGTCGTGGCCAAGGCCGAGCTGGCGGTCAAGGACGCGGAGGAGTTCGACGCCGCGCTGGTGCCGGACGCCACGGGGCTCGTGCCCGCCGTCGTCCGCCTCTGCGACGTCATCTGCCAGGACCCGCAGATTTACGCCCGTGCCAACCAGCCACCGCAGATGCGGGACAGCGCGGGGGGCGGATACCACAATGCCATCTGCTGGCTCGCGGGGTTGGCCCGCACCGGCGGGGAGTACCTGTACCGCGACGGCCTCGACTGGATCCGCAAGCCGAACTCCATCGGCTGGACCGCCATCGCCCCCTCCGACTTCGACCGCCGGGTGCTCGCCGACTTCGGCCCGGCCCTCGGCGATCCCGCGCGGGCGTCCGGGGCCACGGCCCACCTGCGCGCCGTCGGCCAGCAGGCGCTCTCCCCGCGGAAGACCGACCTGCACCCGATGGAGGCCGCATTCAAGAACGGCGTCCTCGACTTCGACTTCTGGCTGCGCAACCCGATCGAAGCCCCGCAGCCGACGGCCGCCGACCTCTTCATTCCGTACGAGCCGCGGGTGGCGTGGGATGCGACGGCCGAATGCCCGACGTGGCTGCAGTTCCTTGCGTCGACGAAGATGGGCCCCGATGGCGAGGCGCTGCTGCAGGAGTGGTTCGGCTGGAACCTCGTCCGCAGCGTGAAGCATCACAAGTTCCTGGTGATCGTCGGCCCGCGACGCGCGGGCAAGGGCACCATCCTGAACGTCCTGACCGACATGCTGGGGCATGAGTCCGTCGGCGCCGCGTCCCTCGCCGCGCTCGACGCGAACACCCGCTTCGGGCTGAACGGCTGGGTCGGCAAGCGCGCGGTCCTCTTCCCCGACGAGAACAACGTCGACGGCCGCGGGTTGACGGCGGCCTTCGCCGCACTGTTGCAGGTGACGTCGTTCGACCGCATCCCGCTGGAGAAGAAGGGCAAGGATGACGGTGCCCCGGTGCGGCTGTTCGCCCGCCTGACGATGTGCTGCAACACCATCCCCGACTTCCCCGACAAGGCCGGCGCTCTCTCCGGCCGCATGCTGGTGCTGCCGCTGACGGAGAGCTTCCTCGACCGCGAGGACATCCACCTCGGCGACAAGCTGGCGGCGGAGACCGAGGGCATCGTGGTGTGGGCCGCCGAGGGCCTGCGCCGGCTGATGCGCCGAGGGGCGTTCACCGTCCACGGCTCCGCGGCCGACATGAAGCATGAGCTGTCGCTGCGGCAGTCGCCGGTCAAGGAGTTCGCCGAATCGCACCTGACCGCCGGCGACGAGATGGACGACTTCGTCGTCGGCTCCGATCTATTCGACGCCTTCAACGGCTGGGCACCGCGGGCGAACCGGCTGAAGCGTACCAGCCCACACCTCCATGCCGAGATCCGCGGGGTGTTCCCCCGTGTCGAGAGCAAGCGCGTCGGCGACCGCAACGAGCGCCGGCTGTACGGGCTGAAGTGGACGGACGCCGGCCGCGTGCTGCTCGAATCCGTGCGCGGGACCGAAGCGTTCGGAGACGAGAAGAAAAAAGATTCTTGACGTTCCGTACACTTCCGTACGGTGCCGATATACCCAATGCGCACAGCGCAGGAGCCTGACCAATGCCCATCAAACTCACCATCGAGATGACCGACGAAGCGGTCGAAGCCTTCGCCCGTGGCATGGGCGGCAACGCCGCCGTCAATGCCCTGACCGCCGGTGCGCCGGTCGTCGAGTCGCAGGCCAAGGCCGCCCGTGCGAAGAAGGCCGACAAGGTCGAGGCCCCCGCCGCCGACGTCGGCACCACCCCGGCCCAGGCCGCGGACGCCAAGGTCGAGGCCGCGGCCGCCAAGGTCGAGGCCCCCGCCCCGGTCGTCGAGAAGAAGCCCGAGGTCGCCGGCCCCCCGGCGAAGACCATCCAGGAGCTGATCGCCCACTGTAATGCCCTCGTCGCGGTGCCCGGCAACACCAAGGCGATCGTCTTCGGCTGGTTCCAGACCGCGGCCGAGAAGGTCACCGGCGCCAAGGTGGCCAACCCCAACGCGCTGCCGGCCGACAAGGCGGGCGCGGTGTTCGCCGAGATCACCCGCCTCTCGACGCCGGTGGCCGTGGCTGCGCCGACCGAAGCCGCCGCCGACCTGTTCCCCGGCTGAGCACAAGAAAGCACCCCGAAAAATGCCCTCCGTCCATACCGTCCTCGGCGCGTCTAAAGCCCACGTCTGGACCGCCTGCCCCGGCGCCCCGCGTATCATGCGCAGGGCTCCGCCGCAGGAGCGCACGGAGTATATGGCGGAGGGTGTTGATCGCCACGCATGGCTCGAGCGGCTGATGCGCGCCGCCGACCCGAAGCATCTCGCCGGCAAAGGCGGGGTGCTCTCCACCCACGCGCACGAGTGCAACATCCGTGGCGTCCTTCAGCTCATGCCGTCGAATCTCTTCGGCGACGCCAAGGTCTACCTCGACAGCGTGCAACACGCGCTGACGAAGTTGGCCAAGGACTTCAATCTGACGACCCCGCCGGATGTGTGGGAGGTCGAAGTCCGCCTCGAAGACCCGACGATCCACGTGGAGTACGGCACCACCATCGACCTGCTGGTCGGCTGGTCATGGGGGCCGCTGATGATCGTCGACTACAAGAGCGGCTGGAAGCGCGTGAACGCGAAGAACAACGCCCAGCTCAAGATGGGCGTGCAGCTGGCGTGCGCCAAGTTCAGTGGCATCGCGGCCCGCGTCGGCATCTACCAGCCGATGGACGACGTGCCCTGGTCCTGGGACGACTTCACCGACGCCGACATCGCCGGGCTCACCGAGTACTTCACCGCGGCGGCCAAGGCCACCGACGACCCCGACGCCCCCCTTCTCATCGGAGACCACTGCATGGACTGCCCCGCCGCACACGACTGCCCCCAGCGCATCGCCGAAGCCGGCCTCATCACCCTCGCCACCCGCGAGGAGCTGGCCCAGGGCGAGAAGCTGGCCGGCTACCTCAGCATGGTCGACCGCGTGCGCAAGCTGTGCGACGCCATCGAAGCCGCGGCATTCCCGCTGGCGAAGAAGGACGCGCTGCCCGGGTACAAGCTGGTGCAGGGCAAACCCGGCAACCGGAAGTGGAAGGACGAGGCGCTGGTGCGCAAAGCCGGCCACGTCGGCGTGGTGCCCACCCTCAGCCCGGCGGAAGTCGAGAAGCACCTCGGCAAGGCGGCCTTCGCCACGCTGTGGAACTCGAACATCGACCGGGCGCCCGGCAAGCCGCAGCTCGTGCCGGCCTCCGATCCGCGGCCGGCGTACGTCGTCGGCCTGTCGGCCTTCGACGGCGACGCCGAGGTGCAGGCGGCTGCCAACCTCACCGACGACAACAGCCCCCTCTTCTGAATCCTGTCCGCATCCGCGGACCACACCGGGTCCATCGACCCACCTAGAAAGCGACCAGACCATGTCTGACGGCAACAAGATCAAGATCGCGAAAGAGCACGCGGTCTACATCGACATCGCGACCCCCACCGGCCGCCTCTCCCACCCCCACATCATCGCGATCGATACGATGGCGAAGAAGTGGAAGATCGGCATCATCCTGCCGCTCGAAGGCCCGCTGGTCGACAAGCTCAAGGCGGCGTTCGTCGAGGTGGCGAAGAAATGCACCCACCCCGGCTGGCCCGCTGAGCTGAAGCAGCTGCAGATGGCGCTGAAGAAGGGCGACAGCATCAACGCCAGCCGCGTGCTGGGCGGCAAGGCGCCGAACGAGCACCTCGTCGGCAAGTACTTCCTCTCCGCGACCCGCGTCGAGGCGCAGGGGCCGGTGACGGTTGTCGATCCGCTGCGCAACCCCGTCGACCCCAAGCGCGTGCTCGGCGGCCTGAACGGCAAGCTCGGCATCACCATCGCCCCGTATGCCACCAGCGAGCTGGTCACGAAGGAGGACGGCACCAAGTACTCGCGCATCGCGTACGGCGTCACCGCGTACCTGAACTCCATCATGCTCATGGGCGGCGGCGAGCCGTTCGGCGGCGCGGGCGACGGCACCGGCGTCTTCGAGGAGGACGAGGAGGTCGCCGCCGCGAAGAAGGCGGTCGAGTCCGGCAACTTCAGCCAGCCGGGCGCGGCGGCGGGAAGCGCGGTGCCGGCTGCCGACGGCGACGTGTTTTGACGAGCTGATCGTCATCGAAGGTCTCTAGCTGGCGAGCGTGATGGTGCCCTGTCACCGCGAGTACCAAGCGCGAAAACTCTGCGCAAGCCGGCGAGTAACGAGCACCCCGTGGCGTTCGCGCTAGATCGGGAGGAAACGGTCTGTCGGAGACCTGCACTTGCTCGACCCGACCCCAGGACAAGGGTCACGATGTCGCCGGCGAATCGGGCCGGTGTTGGACGACCTCCAAGGAACCCGGCGAAAAACCCACGGCTTCGGTCGTGGGTTTTTCGTTAGAAGTAGATGCCCATCGACGTACGCCACGACTCCGAGACCCGCTCCGAATGCGACCTGAAGGAGACGAACGCCGACGTCTACAGCCGGCACCCGACGACGGATGTCATGTGCTGGTGCTGGCAGGTGCCAGAGGCGGGGCCGATCGTGCATTCGTGGTCGTCGCTGCTCCACGAAGACCTGCAGCAGCACATGCTCCTCGGGCTACGGCTGACGGCCCAGCGCGAAGATGCCCTGCACCACGCCTGGAACGTCAGCTTCGAGTACTCGATCTGGCACAACGTCATGGTGCCGAAGTACGGCATGCCGCCGATCCCGCTCGAACGCTGGCGCTGCACCATGGCCCGCGCGCAGACGCACGGCTGGCCCCGTGCCCTCGCCCAGGCTGCCGCCGCGATGCGGCTGCCGGAGCAGAAGGACGGCGAAGGCCACAAGCTGATGATGCAGATGACGCGGCGGCACAAGCCGACGAAGACCCTACCCGCCCGGTGGAAGGAGGACGAAGCCAGCGTCCGCCGGCTGATCGCGTACTGCCAGCAGGACGTGCGTACGGAGGCTGCTGCCGATGCCGCCATGCCGAAGTGGACGCCGCACGAAGAGACGCGGTGGCTGGCCTTCTGGCGGATGAACAACCGCGGCATCTATGGCGACGACGTGGCGGCCAGCCTGCTCAAGGCGGCGGCCGACGACGGCGTGGCGGAACGCCTGCACGCGGTACGCGATGTGGTGGAGAAGGCGACCGACTGGATGACGGCGGAGCACGTCGCCAGTGCCATCCGCGGCAACCCCAACGCGTTGCGGAAGTACATCACCGATCGCGGTGTCCAATGCCTCTCCTTCGACAAGGAAGGCGTCGGCGACCTGCTGGGCTGCGACAATCTGCCGGCTGACGTCCGCGAGGTGTGCCTCGCCCGGCAGGAGCTGGGGAAGTCGTCCTGCGCCAAGTTCGAGACGCTGCTCAACACACGGGCTCCCGACGGCCGCATCCGCTTCGGGTTCAACTGGTCCGCGGCGCTGCAGACCAACCGCCTAGGCGGCGCAGACCTCCAGGTGCAAAACCTCCCCCGCGGCTCCGTCGATAAATCGGTGGTAAAGGCCATCTTCGCCGACATCGACCGCGGCAGCCTGGATGCCTTCAAGGCTGCCGCCCCATGGTGCGACGGTGCGCTGAAGACGGCGTCGAGCTGCATCCGCGGGTGCCTCACCGCGGCGCCCGGCAACAAGCTGGTCGTCGCCGACTGGTCCGCGATCGAAGCCCGCCTCGTCTTCTGGCTGGCGGGCGACCCGACCGGGCTGGCGTGGTTCCACGAGTTCGACGCGGAGACGGATCCGAAGAAGAAGAAGGACCTCGACATCTACCGCCGCGTCGCCGCCCGTTACCTGCGCAAGCACGTGTCCGAGGTGACGAAGGACGACCGCCAGCTCGGCAAGGTCATCGTGCTGGCCTGCGGGTACTCCATGGGCGCGAAGACGTTCGTCGAGTCTGCCAAGGCGTACGGCGTCATCCTGCTGGAGCACGAGGCACAGGCCGTCGTCACCTTCTACCGCCAGACCTTCGCCCCCGTGCGCAACCTGTGGTACGCCACGGGCGACGCGGCCATCGCCGCCGTGCAGAATCCGAACGTCGTCCAGCGCCCGTGCCCGCTGATCGCCTACCGCTTCGACGGCCAGCACCTACGCTGCCGGCTGCCGTCGGGCAAGGTCATGTGGTATCCGTACGCCCAGGTGCAGGACGTTTGGAACGAACGCTTTCAGAAGATGCGGCCCGAGCTGTCGTACATGACGCTGAACAGCATGACGAAGCAGTGGGAGCGCACGCGGACGTACGGCGGCTCGATGGTCGAGAACTTCACCCAGGCGTGCGGCCGGGAGCTGATGGCCGATGCCATGGTGCGCGCCGAGGAGCGTGGGTTGTTCACCGTCATGTCCGTGCACGACGAATTAGTTATTGAAAACCGTACGGAAGACCCGTACGACCACAAAAACCTGGAAGCGCTGATGTGCGAACTCCCGGCATGGGCCGCGGGGTTGCCGATCGCGGCGGAAGGGTGGACTGGAAAGAGGTACGCCAAGTGATCCTGACGAACGATGAGATCGCCCGACTGATGCGCGAAGCCGCTCGTCGTGTCGAGGCGGCACGGCTGGTGCGGCGCATCACGGCGAATGTCTGGCGGAGGACGGCCAAGTGAAACCGCTGCCGTCTCCTGACCAACTGAAGGAATGGGGCCTTCTCGGGCATCGGCCGGCCATCGCCGTCGTTCGCCGTCGGGTTGCACGGTATAAGGCAGGGATGCCGGTGGCGAAATTTAACGAGGTGTTCGCCAAAATAACTCCTCCGGCACTGCCTTGGGGCGGTTCAGACCTCGTGCTCGGCATCGGCGGCAACTTGGATTACTGGGTCCACTTGCTAAACGCGCTACGATACCGCGGGGTAATTCGTACGGAAGGATACCGCATGGAGATGCGGTTTTTCGTTCCATGAACTACCTCGGCATCGATCCCGGTAGCAAGGGGTACTGGTTCGCCATCACCGACGACGCCTGGGACTTTCGCCGGATGCCGCGGACTCCCGATGAATGGCGCGCGCTGTCGGTCTGGCTCGACGGCCTCTGCCTGTTCACGACGACCCACGCCGTCCTCGAGGACGTGCACTCGATGCCCGGCGATGGCAAGGATGCCGCCTTCAGCTTCGGCGTGAACTTCGGCCGCTGCAACCTTGCGCTGGAGATGGTCGGCGCCGAGCTGCTGATCCAGACCGTGACGCCGAGCGTGTGGAAACCGCGCATCGCCGGCCCGTTCCGCGACCCCACGCTGACGGATGAGAAGGCGATCGAAAAGGACAAAAAGCAGGCCGTCATCCGCTGGGCGCAGACGATCTATCCGAACATCTCGCTGATCCCGCCCGGCTGCCGGGTTCCGAACGACAACCTCGCCGAGGCGCTGGCCTTGGCCCATTACGCGAAGCATAGGTGGAAACCGTGAAGATCATCGACGGCCCCGCCTTTCTCCATCTGCCGGCTGGCACCCTTTTCGTTGTGTGGGATCACGGCGGCCGAAGCTCGCATCTCGACTGCGGCACGCTGCGCATGAAGCACCAGACGAGCGGCAACAGCTGGGTCGAAGCGGACCTCGCTGGCATCGGGGCCCTCGACTGCACGAGCAGCGAGCAGATGCACGACCGCATCGAGATGATGTTTGCCGGGCGGGAGTTCCCTGCACTTCCTGAAGAATGCACGACTCGGGCTGGACTGCACGACTACGCCGACGACCAGCTGTTCCTGGTGCTCGATCGGGCGGACGTGCAGGCGCTCGTCAACTGCATCGCCACGCACACCGGAGTACGCCCATGCTGATCCCCGGCGTCACCTACGCCGACATGATCGGCGTGCAGTGGACGGTCGACAGCGTCCACGAGTCCCAGGACATCGTCGTGGCTACCGAGGTCGGCACCCGCGCCCGCCGGCGGTGGTTCCACCTGAACGGCCGCTTCCTCGACGGCGGGACGCCGGCCGATCTGAAGGTCGACCGTGTGGCTGAGTCGGAATCGCTCATGTTCGAGGGCGTACGGATCCACTGGGATCCGGTGCTGGCGCACGGAAAGAAGTGGGCATGAACAACACCCGCGTGTCGATGCCGAAGGGCGAGCTGGTGCCGATCGCGAGCACCAGGAAGTGGCTGACGTTCGGGGTGGACGACGCTGGCGAGACGATCTTCGTCGGGGAAACGTGCTCCCGCCAGCACGCGTACGACCTCTACGTGAAGACGTTCCCCGACGACAAAGACCTCTGCCTGAACTGCGGCAGCTAGAACCCCGCCGCCTTGAGCTGCGTGTCGAGGATCGCCCGGTAGTTCTCCGCGACAGCCTTCAGTTTCGGGTGGTCCTTGGTGCCACCCTCCGCCGCAGTCATGTACTTCGCGAACCGCAGCCCGGTGTGGTCGGCGTTCGGGTTCGCGATCTTCCACTTGTTCAGCCGCGCCTGCAGCTCGAGCGTCGGGTCGTTCGTCAGCTTCTTCTTCGTCTCCTCCCGGGCGAGCGTCGACGCCTGCTTCCGGGCGTCGCCGAGCTTCTTCATGTCGAGCGCGGTGGGCGACTCGGTGTTGATGCCCGCGCCGTCGGCGAGCTGCTTGAAGTACCCGCCGGCGAGACGGACGTGGGCGCTGTACTCCTCCCCCGTCATCGTCCGGTCCTTGCCGTCGATGCGGACGGTCGGGTCCCAGCCGGCGAGGGCCAGCTTCTGCGACTTATCCGGCTGCGTGGCGTTGTACTTCTCGATCGCGAGGTCGTACTCGTTGGGCTTGTAGCCGAGCGGCAGCGCGCGGAAGAACCGCATCGCGAGGTCGCCGGTCGAATCGATGCGCTGGCCCGGGGCGTTCTCACCCCACACCGTCAGCACCTCGGCCGCCTGCTCGAGCCCGGCGGCCTGACGGATGCGGCGGCCGAACGTCGGCGACTTCTCGCCGGCGGCCGCCTCTTCGGCATTCGGCAGCTTGTCGATCGACCGGCGCTTCTCGCCTGTGGCCTGCGAGGCTTTGATCGACCCACGGATGATCGCGGGTACGATGAAGTTGCCGACCGTGCGGGCGGCGTAGTTCTCGAGCCCGTTGGTCACGTCGCCCTTCGAGACGACGTCTCCGAGCATGCCGACGACCGGCAGCAGCGAGTCGAGGATCGTGCCCGACGCGAGCCCGCGCAGGGCCTTGCTGTAGCTTTCCGCGCCGACGTGGTCGCCGTTGTGCACCGCGCGGGCGATGTCGGTCATGGACGCCAGGGCGGTGCCGATCGGCCCCAGGTCGCGGTAGCTGTACCACTTCCCCATGAGCTTCATCGAATACGACGGCGGACGCCGGCCTTCGTACTCCCCGGCGAATTCGGAGGCGTCATCCGACTGCGTGCCGGTGATGAGCGGATCGTCTTCGTCGCCGGCGAGGCCCATGACGGCCGCGGTCAGCAGCGAGCCGATCGCCAGCTGGGCGAGGTCCTGGGACAGCTCCTGGTTGTTTTCGCCGGCGTAGCCCCCGCGGTAGTACTTCCGCAGCATCCGGACGGCCTTCAGCGGCGGGATGTAGTCGGTGCCCTGGCGGGTGATTGCCGTCGGCGTGCTGACGAACGGCAGCACCAGCGACGCGAGGCCGGTGGGCTCGCCGTTCACCATCAGGTTCAGGCCCCGGACGACGTTCGTCAGGTCCGACTGGCTGCCGCCCTGGTCCTTGTCGAAGAGGTCCTGGAACGTGGTCTTCCGCGCTTCGACCATGGCCGCCGCCCAGGCGTCCGGGTTCGACGCCGGATCGCGCATGGCGTTGGCCATGGCGACGGCCTTCTGCTCGCGGTTGCCGGGGGCGAGGCGGTAGGCTTCCGCCCCAACGGTGGAGTACGCCGCGAGGGTTTTGATGAAGCTGTCGCCGGCGGCCATCGGGCGCACGGCCAGACCGAACAGCAGCGGCACCCGCGGGCCCTTGGTCTCCGCCGCGAGGCCTGACTTCGCCTTCTCGGCGGTCGTGAGCACGTCCTCGCCGGCGATGAACGACGCCATCGCGTTCTTGGCCGCGGTGGGCAGCCCTTTCAGGAAGCCGGCGTAGTAGCTGGCCAGCACGTCGAGGTCACCCTTGCCGAGGCTGGCGGTCTGGCGCACCGCGGCGCGCAGCCCGGCGTTGACGAAGTTCGAGCTGACGTTGACCACCGCGGTGGCGGGGAACGACAGCAGGCCCTGACGCCAGAATGCGCGCACCCAGTCGCCGACGTTGTAGTGGCGGTCGGAGATGGCGGTGGAGGCGTCGGCCAGACGCATGACGTTGGCGACAGCGTACGCATCGCTGAACACGGCGCCGAGGCGCGGGTCCAGCAGGTCGATGCCAGTCGACTTCTTCATGCGGTCGATGACGCGGGAGACCTTGGCGAAGTGGCTGGCTTCGAGCTGTTTGATGCGGGCCTTGTTGCCCGTCTCCTCAGCCTTCGCCAGCTCGCGCCGGGTGTAGTCCGACATGGCGAACACTGGCCGCAGCATCATGCGCCGGCGGCCGTCTTCGGATTTGATCATGCCGCGCTGCCGGGCAACGCCCGCCCGGCCCCATGCGGTGCCCGCCACGTCGTCGGCGTAGGCCAACTTCGCCAGCCGCATCGCGTTGGCCTCGGTGAAGTTGGCCTCGGTCTTGGTGAACTGGTCTTCCAGCTCCTGCGCCAGGGCCGTCTGCTCGCGGTCGTTCAGCGCGATGCGGCCGTCCTTCGCCGGCAGCAGCGTGCCCGAGATGACCTTGTCCGCGATGCCCTCGGCGAGCTTCGGGTCGGCCTTGCGCATCGCGGCGGCGTCCGCCTCCCACTGCGTCGTCGACTCGCGCTCCGTCGGCTCCAGCTGCTCGCGGGTGCCCTGCGTGAAGGCGGCCGCACCGGTCTTCGGCGTGGCGTAGGTCGGCTTGCCCTGGGCGGCGTCGACCTCGCGGGCCTTGGCCACCAGCTCCTGCCATTCCGCCGAGGCGGTGTCCGGCTTGCGGTCGCCGTGGGCCTTGCGCCACTGCTTCATCAGCGCATCGCGGGTCAGGTCGCCGGTCTTGGGTGCGTCGAGCCGGGTGGCGTAGCCCGGCGCGTCGACGTTCTCGTCGCTGCCGGTCATGCGGTTGGGCTCGCCGGTCTTCTGCCCGACGTTGCCGGTGTAGACGTCCTCGAAGACTTCGTTCGACGTGCGCGCCATCGCGCCGGGGCTGGCCTTCGAGAGGCGGTCGAACAGGGCCTTCGCCGAGTTCTTGAGCCGCATCCAGACACCGCGGATGCCGGGCGAGACGGCGGTGCGCGCACGCTCGTCGCGGGCGTCGCGCCAGGACTTGTACTTTCCGTACGCGGCCTCGAGAAAGGCGGCGCTGGTCGGCTGCAGCTTGCCGAGCTGCGGGTCCTCGCGCTGCAGGATGCGGATGTCGGACGGCGGCAGCAGGGCGCCGACGGCCGCGTGGTTGCGCTCCTCGTCGATCGCGTCGGTGGTCTCCCCGCGGCCTTCGACGAGGCGGATGAGCGTCTGCGGGCCGAAGCCGACGGACTTCCCGCTGATGTCGGTGGTCGCCGCGATGGCCGGGGCGAACGCCAGCACCTTCGCCTTGTCGGCCGGCAGCAGCTTGCGGAACTCGGCGGCATTCTCGACGGGGCGTATGGCCGGGCGCCCGGCGGCGACCTCGGCGGCGCTGGCAGCCGCGACCACCGATTTGATCGCCTGCTTGTTGCGACCGCCTTCGGTGACGCTGTCGATCCACGACGTCTCGTTGATCTTCCCCAGGTCGGGGACGATGTGGAAATCCACGGTCTTGCCCGACGGCAGGACCCAGCGAACGCCGCTCTCGCCGACGTCCTCGGTCTTGGTGCCCTTGAACTCCGTACCGGCGAGGGCCTGCTTCAGGCGCGTCCGGCGTTCCGCGTGGGCGACCGTGGCCTCCGCGGATGCGGGGGCCGGTGGTTGAGCCGCTGCCGGCGGGCTGCTACGCCCCGGCGCAGCTGATGGAAGTCCCGCAGGCTTCGCCACCACACCACTGCTGGGCGGTACTGCGCGCGTTGCAGGTGCCGGGGAAACAGCGGGCTGTGCATTGGCGGGGGTCCCTCCACGCTGGCGCTCGGCGACGAGGCGGGCGACGTTCGCCCGCGCCGCCCCGGACAGGCCCAGGTCGTTCATGCGTTTGATGCGGGCAGCCGGATTCGGCTGGCTGAAGACGTCCTCGGCCATCGCCTCGGGCGTGCTGCGCTGGGCTTCGATGATCGCGGCGGTGCGGGCATCGGCGATGCGCTTGCGGGCTTCGATCGCCGCGAGGGTCTGCTCGCCTTCGATCTGCGCACGCCCCTGCTGTTCCGCCAGTGCGGCGTCCTTCAGCGCTTGGTCGGCCGACGCGGCCTGCGCACCGGCGATCTGCTCACGCCGAGCGCGGGCGGCTTCGATCTTCGCCGGGAGCTTGCGCCCGCCGGGGATCGGCGCGGGGGCTGCCGGCAGTGGCTCGCTGAGGTCAGGCGGGGGAACTGGCGCCGGCTGCGTGAGCACCGCCCGGTGAGGGGCGGCCTCCGCGTCGAGTGCCGCAAGCATGCGCGCCTTGGGCGCCGCGGGCATGCGCTGGCCGAGGAGCGCCGACCGACGCCGCTCTATCTCGTCGAGCTTGGACTGGGCGTCCGCCAGCTGCGCCTCGTGTGCGAGTTGCAGCTCGGCAAAAGCGTCCCGGTCCCGGGCTCGCTCGGCGAGCAATTCGGCATGGGCCTGAGCATCCCGGGGGTCCAGGTAGCTACCGCCGGTGGCTGCTCGGGCCTGCTCCTGGCGTGCAAGGGCGGCATCCCGTTCGGCACGAATCGCGGGCTCGTTCCCCAGCGCCTCCAGTCCCTGCGCTTCGCGCTGGCGGACGATGTCCTCCGCTGCCGCCATCTCGTCCGCCGCGGGGCTGATGTCCGGGCGACGGGCCTGCTGCGCCTGGAATCCCTTCTCGTTGGCGAGCGCCACCTGCGTGCGACCGGCGTCCTGGACCAGCGCCTCCTGGTCGCCCAGGCGGGTGATATCGTTGGCACCTTCGATCAGGGTGTTCGCCGACGCCGCGGTGTTGGGCACGAGGTCAACCGGCGACGGAGCGACCGCGGGTGCCGGCTCCAGCAGCGGAGTGGCGACGGGCTGCCCTTCGGCAAGCGCCTGGACGAAGTCGTCCTCCATCGTGCGCGTGGGGCTGAAGCCCTCCTTCACCGCGGCGATGCCAGCCCCGCCGGTGCCCGCGACCGAGGCCATCAGCAGCCGCTGGTTCTCGTCACCGTTGTCGATGCCGGCGAGGCGGTCCTGCAGGATCTGCGCCGCTTCGGTGCCGGGCTCCTCGAGGCCACCTTCCACCGCGACACCCCCGAGGCGGCGGGCGGCGGTCGGCAGAGCGGTGAGCGGCACCTGGGCGGCGCCACGGACGCCGGCCAAGGCCTCCGCACCTTCGTCGAGCCCGAGGCCGCGGGCGACCTTGCCACCCACCGCGGTGAAGAGGGATTCGGTCGCCAGCTGGCCGCCGGCATAGAGCGCAGCCTCCGCCGGCGTCAGCCCGCGGTCGATGGCCTGCTGGTAGTTGGGCTCGACCTGCGGGGCCGCAGCGCCAGCGCCGGCCGCCGCGGACGTCAGCGCGAGGCGCCGAGCGGCATTCATGCCCGCCGGGAGCACCGCACCGACGCCGCGGGCCGCCACGCCGCCCGGGAGCACCGTCTGGCCGATCGACTGGCCGATGGTCTCCGTGGCGCGGCCAACGAAGCCCTGGTCCTCCGGCCGCGTCTGCTCGACGACCTGCTGCAGGCCCTGGCGGGCGGTCTCGAACGGCCGCGGCACCGCGGTGTCGATGCCCAACGTGCCGCCCACAGCGTGCGCGAGCTGGGCGGCCGGCAGGCGCTCGCCGAGGTCCTGCGCGAGCTGGGCGGTGCCCAGCGACGCATCCACCGCGCCGACGATCGGCGAGGTCAGCGTGCGGTAGGTCTGGCCGGAGGTGTCCTGGTCGACGACGTCCGCCTCGCCACCGAAGGTCGGCGTGACGCCACGCTCGCGGCGTACGGCGTCGGCAATGCCGGCGACCAGCGCCTGCCGGTCCACGATCGGCGCACCTGCGGCGAGCGCCTGCTTGTAGCGGCGCTGCACCTCCAGGTTGATGTCCGCGGTCTCGTTGGCAGCGGCGACCGCTTCGTGCTGGTCGGCTTCTGCGATCTCATCCGGGGTAAACGGCATGCCCCAGTCTAGCGGGCACGCCGGCCGGGACTATCCCCAGCCGAGTGCGCCGCTACGGCCGCCCATGGCACCCTCGAGCGCCCCTTCGTCGAGCGTCGGGGCGACGGCCGGCGCCAGCCCCAGGTGCTGCTCGTAGAGGGCCCGCAGTTCCGGCGGGAACTGGGCCAGCTTCTGCCGGACGTGCGTCACCACCGGCACGCCGGCCTGCTGCGCCTCGCGGCGCCAGCCCATCTCCACCCGGTCGGCGTCGACCGGATTGAACACGGACCCATCCGGCAGCGGGACGGGGGCCTTGACGTTGCCCACCGGCTCCGCGCTGGAGGGGGTCGGCTGCGCCGGCGGGGCGCCCGGGGGTGGCGCCTGCCCGGCCACGGCCGCGTTGAGGTCCATCGGCTTGCCGGCGAAGCCGGCGTCGAGCTTGTCCTGCACCGGTGAGCGGGGGGTGGCCTTCGCCGGCCTGGCCCCGCCGCTGATGAGCTGCTGCAGCTCCGCCTCGGCGGCACGCTTGTCGCCCAGGTATTCGGGGTCGCTGACGATGCGGCCCAGGGCGTTGATGCGCTCGGTCTTCCCGCGCTCCGCCCGATCCGCGGCGGCTTCGCTGCGGTCCTGGGTCCGATTCATGCCCTCGATCTCGCGGTAGGCGGCGGCCTCCTGGTCGCGCTTCGTCTCGCGCTCGAAGTCCATCCCCTCCCGGGCGGTGCGGGCTTCCCGGTCGAGCTGGCGCTCGCGCTCCTGCCCGGCGCGGTAGTTGCCCTCATTCTGGTCACGGGTGGTCTCCCGGGCCGTGGCCTCCTCCTGCCGCGTCTGCACGCGGCCGGCGACGGCGGACTCCAGCTCGGAGTCCGACTTCCCGGTCGGGTCGACGCCGGTGGAGATGGCGAGCTGGGCGAGGCGCTGGTGGTCGGCTTCGGCCTTGGCCTTGCGCAGCGCGTCGCGCTCGGTGCGCTTGGCGATGCCGCCGACGATGGCCGCGCCAAGCTCATCTAGCCCGGCCACGACCCCGCGGGGGGCCATCGCTGCGCGCGAGTCGATGTAGGGCATTATCGTGCCGCTCCTGCCGCCCGCGCGGTGGTGCCGCCGATCGACTGTGCGAGGTTGGCGAACATCATCTTGTCCCAATACCCGGACTTCGGGCCCTTGTCGGCGAGGCGCGCACCCTCGAGGGCGCCGTACCGGTCGACGTACTGGCTGAGGAGGTCGTTGCGGTCGCGGAGGTCGCCGGCCTGACGCCCGAGGTCGATGTCGGATTCCCGCATCTGATCCCGTGCATCCGCGGTGCCCTGCGACATCCCGCGCCCGCGGGCGAGCAGCGCCGCCCGGGCGAGCTGCACGTCGCGGCCCGGGGCGGCGTTGGCCGTGACGCCCGCGCCCCACCCGGCCGTCGGCGTGATGCCGCCAGTGTGCTCCATGACCGCTCGGCGGACGGCCGCCTCTTCCGCCGCGCCAGCCTGGGCCGACGCCTGCGGCAGCCCGGCGAGCGCGCCCTGCTGCTGCTGAAAGCGCTGCCCGGCGAGGTCGGTGAGCCCGGCCTGCGTGCCCCGGGCGAGGCGGGTGTTGGCGGTGGTCATATTGGCGTTGACCTGCCCGCGGGCAGCCGTGAGCCGTGCCTGCCGCTCGGCCTCGCGCTGCTGCGCCGTGCCGCCGGTGAACGCGCCCACGGCGCTCGTGGCACCGCCAATGAGCAGGCCTAGGGTGATGGGGTCCATCAGTTGACTCCTCCGGCGGCAAGGCCGCCGGCGGCTGGGGCGACGCTGCTGAACATGCCACCCAGCAGCTGGCTGCGGGCGTCACCGATGCGGTTCAGCGCCGCGGTGTAGTTGTTGCGGTCCCGGGCGGCCTGCGTTGCTCCACCGGCTTCCGCCGCGTAGACGTCCCCCTGCGCGGCGGAAGCCTGCCGGGCGATCGGGTCGCCGGCGAGGATGCTCGCCCGGATGTTCGCCAGCGTGTTCCGACGCGCGGTCTGGCGGTTGAACAGCGCGGCGCGGGCGGCGACCACCGCGTTGGTCACGGCCTCCGCCTGCATGTTCTTGACGCCGGCCTGGGCCTCCGCCTCGGTCGACGACCCGCGCTTGCCGCGCTGCACCGCACCCAGCGACACGTCGCGCTGGGCATCCGCGGCCTCGGCATTAATGCCGCCGATCGAACTGCCGAGTTCATCCTTGTAGAGCTGCTGCTCCTGCGAGTCGTCCCCCAGTGCGAGGTCGGCGGTCTGCAGGAGCTGTGCGCGGCGTGCGCCGGTCTGCTGCTCCTGGTTGCGGGCCTCCCCCTCGGCGGTGTCCAGCCCGGCGCGCAGGTCGCCGACGGTACGCGCCTTGTGGCCGCCCTTCGGCATCAGCTTCATCGCCAGCCCGAAGCTGCCAGAGATGGGGTTCGAGTAGATGGCCGTCCGCCGGAGCCCCCCACGATTGAAGAGGCTCATGTCAGTACTCGATCACGATCTGCCCGGCCGCGCCCGCCGCGCCGGTGGTGTACCCCGTGCCGCCGCCGCCGCCCGGTGCGTACCCGGGCAGCGAGCCCATCGACCCGCCGGTGTCGCTGACCGAACCCCCGCGCCCGCCCATGCCACCCATCGGCGAGGAGCCGCCGACGCCGCCGACAACGATCAGGCCGCTGGTGCCATCGAGCGAGGCCCCCGCGGCGCCGTCCTGCCCGTTCAGCGACAGGGCACCGGCGCCGGCCACGCCCACCGCGACAACGGGGATGCCGCCCGTACCGGTGTTGACGGACGACCGGCCCTTGCCCGCCGTCAGGCTGAAGGTGCCATCGCCGGAGTAGGCGACCGTGGTGTCCGTGCCATCGTTGTTGGCCGCACCCCCGGCGCCGACGGTGCCGGAGATGGTCTGCGCGGGCACGACCGTGAGGATGACTTCCGCGTAGGCACCGCCGCCACCGCCGGCCTTGGCGTTGATGCCCGAGTTGATGGAGTCGCCGCCGCCGCCGCCGCCCCAGGCGCGCACGCGGACCTTGGTCACACCGGCGGGCACCACCCACGGGGAGATGGCTCCAGCCGCGGCGAAAGTGACGCGGGTGAACCCCGCGGCGGCGGGGACGTCCGGCAGCTGGTCAACCCGCACCGCGTCGCCAGGATCGACGCCGGCGGCAAGATTGGTGATCTTCTTCGAGTTGGCGTCCATGTTGCCGCCGAGCTGCAACACGTTCGCCACCAGGGTGCCGGTGACCGTCCCGCCTGCGAGGGGCAGGTACGCACCCGCGATCATGCCGGAGATGGCGGCGAAGAGAGCCGCCGGATCGATGTCCTGCAGGCGCACCGCGTCGTCGGCGTCCACCGGTGCGGCGAGGTTCTTCACCGTGTTGCCGTCGGCATCCAGGTCGCCGGTCAGCGGCACCGACCCGTCCGCCTTCAGGTAGGTGGCCAGCGCCAGCAGTGTTTCGAGGTACGATGGATCGGTGAGGATGGCGCCGATCTCCGCCAGCACCACCTCGACCGTCACCCCGGTGAAGAATCCGCCGGTGTCGGCCACGTCCACGTCATCCGCCGCAACGGCGGCCACAGGCGCGGCGGCGTAGGCATAGATGACAACGATCGTGCCGACGAGTTGCGCCGGCAGGGTGACGGTCGTGCCACCCGGATGGGTGATGACCGACGGGGCGAGCAGCACGCCGTTGGCGAAGGCCGCGATGGTGTCCGAGGCGTCGTACGACGGCACCGTGAAGGCGGTCTGGGCCGCCGTGGCGGTGATCTGCGTCGCCCAGCGCAGGGCCAGGGTGCCGACCGCCGCCTCCTCGCGGAGGGTGCCGTCGGGGTTGGTGAACAGCCCGACGAAGCGGATGATGGCGTTGGTCGCCCGCATCATGTCGTCGCGTTCGGCGTCCTGCTGCCCGGCGGCGGCCTGATGCGCGGCGGCCGTGATGCCGGCAGCCAGCCGGCGGACGTAGCTTCCGCGGCTGAAGATCTGCGCAGGGAGTCCGGGGGCGGTCATGGGCTCAGCACTTTCTCGGCAGAAGGGTCAGGTGACTCGGATCAGCTGATACTCGGTCCCACCGTTGTAGTCGGTGTTGTCAGCATAATTGACGTCAGGGAGATTGATACCGATGATCGACGACCCGTTGTGCGCGAAAACGGCACTCTCATACCCTGCGTTGAGTGCTTCGACGGTCGCGCCATCCAGCCGGGCGGTGCCAGGGGAGAACTCCGTCACCGTGTCACTGCTGGCGTAGGCGCACGCGTACGAATTGAACGCGCCAGGGGGCGCTCCGGGCTGGGCGTTCCACGCCCCGACACCGGTGTACCGGATCTTGTAGGTGCCAGCCGCGTGGTTGACCGCGCCGAACCGCTGGATCAGGCTGGTGGTCGCCGACATCCTCCGGGTCTCGATGGCGTAGGACACCGTGAATACCGCGGTGGTGACGGGGCTGATGTGCCCGTCCAGGTCGATGACGATGGCCTTCACCGTGATCGTGCCAGCGGTTGCCAGCACCACCGGCACGGTGTAGATGGGGCTGGATCCGTTCGGCGTGGACCCGTCCACCGTGTACCGGATGACCCCACCCACCTCGTCGGAGGTGATCGTGAAGCTGGACCCGCCGAGCACGGCGCCTCCGGGCGGAGCGATGACCGGGGCGTTAGGCGGCGTCTCGTCTGGGACGGGCGGGAAGTCGGGCTCGACAGCCGGTGCCCGTTCCTCCGTATACACCCACCCGTTGCCGAACGTCACCGGCGGCTGCACCGCGACGACGCCCGACTGGTTCCACCACGGGATGTCGCCCGGCAGCCCATCAACGTAGTCGACCGGGGTCTGCGAGGTGACAACGTACCCGCCCGGAGCGCTCTCGTAGACGTACACCAGCCGGTCACGGAGGGAGACATACGAGAAGCGCCCGTCCTGCGGCAGCTCGAGGATCGCAATGCCGCCGGTGCACCCGGCGAGTTCGGTGACTTCGACCACCCGATCTTCGTCGAGGTCGTAGATCGACAGCCAGCCGGCCTTGTCGAAGGCGTACAGCTGGTTGCCGAACGACGAGACGAAGTCGGCAGCGTGCCCGCCGAAGCTGCCCTCGGCGCCGTTGTCGTCCTTCCACTCGGACGGCGAGCGGCCGGAAGAGAAGATGCGACCGTCGGCGTATGCTGCCCAGGGCCGCGTGCAGCCATCGATCAACGTCGCCATCGTCGTGAGGGTATTGCCGGTCACGGTGATCGCGTAAGCCCCGCCCTCCGCATCGACGAAAGCCGCGGTGGTATCGCTGGTGCGCACGATGCCGAGCGGCCGCTCGTGCTCCACCCACCCCGACACCGCGATCTGCGTCGTGGTGTCGATGAGCGCGATGCCGTTTTGGCAGGTCGCGAGGTAACGGTGGCCCGCGATGCGCACGCACTGGTACACGCGGTCGAGACGGCTGTCGCGGCGGAAGGAACTCATACGTCACACAGCTCCGCTTCGATGGTGGCGCCGAGGAAGTGGTACTCGCCGGAGCCGCGGACCTCGAAGCCGACACGGTGCCCGCGGCCACCCATCTTCCGGCGCTGCGCCGCGGCGGAACCGTCGACCGTCACCGCCATGCGCGTCTGCAGCGCGTCGTCGATGACGGGGGTCCAGGTCGCCAGCCCGGTCTGGCGGCAGACGAGGTATCGGAACCGCTTCCGCTGGCCGGCATAGCGGTCGAAGGCCAGCTGCCGCGGGCGGAAGAACCACGCGAGGTCTTCCGTCGCGCCCTCGTCCCGGCTGCCATCGACGAAGTCGTAGACGTCCCGCCCGGAGCGGATGTAGATCACCCCGTCCAGCTCGACGATGTCGTCCACCTCGACCGGCAGCGTCCACTTGCCCCAGGCGTTCACCGGCTTCAGGCCGGAGCCATCGCCGGGGAAGTTCGACCACGCGTAGATGGTGCTGCCGACGGCACACAGCATCATGCTCTTGGCGTCCCACCACACCGCCTTGGGGGTGACGCCGGCGGGGATGGTGATGAACGACCGGATGCGGTCGCCGAGGTTGGCCGCCCGCGCCTCGCCGACGATCGTGTTCGTCCCGAGGTTGATGAAGGTGTTGCCCGAGAGGAAGACCGCGTCGCCGCGGACGTTCACGGCGCTGCCCGGGTACGCGCTGCCGGGCCCGAGCGTCTGCTGGTGCAGGATGTTCGCCGCCAGCTCATCCATCACCCACAGCTGCACCGAGTCCGCGTAGAGGCAGACCATCAGGTTGCGGTGGGTCCCGAAGCCGGCGATCTGCCGGCTGCCGGAGCTGAACTGCACCGCGCTCTCGAAGCCCGCGTCGCCGGTGACCGTCGGGTCCTGCTCCGCACTCCAGGCGATGGGCCCGAGGCGCGAGGAGCAGTAGTGGAACTTGCCGGTCAGCGGATCCGGGGCGATGATCTTGTTCGCCATGCGGATGATGTCGTCGCCGAGGGTGAACGGCACCGTGACGTACGTATCCCCGGGCGGGCGGATCCAATGCAGCTGGTTGCCGACCGCCGTGCGCACGAGGAGCACCGGCTGCGGGCCGAATTCGGCGGAGAACTCGAAGAACTCTGCCGCCAGCAGCTCCGTCGGCGTCGCGCCGCCCTGCAGCAGGTCGTACGTCACCAGGGTGCCGATGCCGGTGGGCGTGGACCCGGTGTAGCAGGTGCGCAGCCGGCCGCCGGTGACGTACAGCCCGACCGCCGACGCAGCGAGACGCGCGCGCTTTCGCAGCACCGGCCGCGAGGAGATGTCGCCGTTCGCACCGATGTAGATGTTGTCGCCGTCTTCGAGCACGAAGCGGTCCCGGTCGTCGGTGTCCTCCCGGCTATCGAGCCCGAGGCAGTTGCGGTACTGGGCGACGGGCATGCGTTACCACCGTGCCCGACCGCGCCACGGCTGGCGGGCGGCGGCGAGGTCCATCGCGGTGTGGAACGACTGGCCGATGCGGAACACCGCCCCGCTGGGGTTCGCGGCGCGGGCGGCCGAGTCGAAGATCGCCTGCAGCTGCGCCTCCATCTTCCCCACCGCGGGCATGCGGGACGAGTCCATGGACAGGTAGTTGATCATCGTCAGCAGGATGAGCGGCTGGTCGGGAACCGTGACGTTCTCGTTCTCCTCCGTCAGCTCCGGTGACGCCTGCCGATGCCGCACGGTGAGCGTCAGGTCGATGACCGGCGCCGGTAGGAACTCGATGCCGGTCTGGTCGCCCTCCCAGGCCCACGGGCGGTTGTACATGTTCGACGAGATGAGCGCCGCATCGCGCATGCGCGCGTCGATGCCGTAGTCGATGGTCCAGATCTGCCGCCCGTCGTTCGCCTCGATGGCGACGATGGAGCCGGGGTCAACGCGGTCGGGCCACGCCATGCTCACCGCGTTGGCAAGCAGCGTGACGACCGTGGACGTCTTGCTGACCATGTAGTTCGCGTTTTCCTCCATCCACCGGTGCGAGCGGCGGACGAAGGATGCGATCTGATCCCGGGTCTCGAGGCTGGCCCCTGCACCGTCGCCGGTCTGCTTCAGCACCTCATCGATGATCTGACCGAGGGTAGCAGGAGTGCGAAGGGCCATGGCCGGATCCTAGCGTGGCGGGGTACGGGAAAAAGGGTCGGCCCGGCCAGACGGAACCCCACGCACGAGACCACCCCGAACGAACGCCCGGCCGGGCTCTCCCAAAGTTATGCCTCGGCGAAGAGGTCCTTCTCGCTGGCGAGCGCCTGGGCCTCGGCGACGGTGGCGACGGTGGGTTTGATGCCCGCCTTCTCCATCACCTCGCGGGCCTTGGCGGCGCACGCCTTCATCGTCAGCGCGAAGCCGTCCTCGACGCCCTGGTCGGGGTACGCCATGGCGAAGATGGCCTTGCCCCACTTCCGGAGCAGGCGCTTGGTCTCCGACTCGAGGATGGTGCCCTCCACGGTCTCGCGGGGGTACTTGATCCGGCCCATGTCCTTGAACTCGAGCGCGGCCTTGCCCGCCCAGTACTTGCGGACGCAGGGGATCTCGTGCTCGAAGATCGGGTAGGTGTTGTAGGTCTTCTCAATAGCGACGCGCTCGGCGTTCGGCTTCGGCTTGACGGTCACCTCGAACACCCGCAGCGGGTACTCGGCGTAGAGCCCGCGGGCGCCGGCGCCGTGCGAGAGGTGGAAGAGGGGTTCGACGAGCTGGATGCCCATGGTGTTCTCCGGGTGGGGTTCGACGACGAAACCCTCCGACCACGACGGTCGGAGGGCTCGAAGGTTCGCGGCCGATCAGCTGGCGAAGGACAGCATCAGGTTGCCGGCCGGGGCATCGCACGCGACGTGGTACGTCGAGTCGATGTCCATGCGGCTGATGCGCTGGTTGCTGGGGTCCGGCGGAGCCGACAGGGTCTTGTAGCGCCCGATCTGCTTCTTGAACTTCCAGTTCGCCTTGCTGACGCCGATGGCGCGCAGGGTGTAGTCCGGCGCGGCGGCCGGGATCGCGGTGTCCATGTAGTCCATGGTCGGATCCCACACCATCGGGATGCCCTCGTAGAAGAGGACATTGTCGGGGATGCCGAAGTCGAACCGCTTCAGGACGTCGTTGACGTTCCGGTCGATGCGGTAGTTGTTCAGCTCGCCCCACTTCTTCGCACGCTCCATCCAGCCGGCGCCGCAGAAGAACACGTCGATGTCGCCGGGGAGGCCGTTGTCGTGCATGTACTGGCGGGTGCTGCGCAGCGCGAGGTCCATCTTGGTGCGGAAGTCGCTGTTCGCGGCCGGCACCTGGATGGTCAGGTCGACGTAGTGGCGGACGACCGACTCGGTCGCACGGTCCACGCCGCCGACGAGGCCAGTGGTGTTGCTGTCGGTGAGGATGCCGAACACGCCGTTGGTGTCGGTGCTCAGGACGGCGGGCAGGTGGATCAGCTGATCCAGGCGGCGGTCGTGGTTGTCCTGGTGGCCCTCGACCAGCTCCTCGACGTAGTGGATGATCTTGTAGGCGTCGTCCTTCGACTTCACGCGGACCTGGAAGCTGCCCTTGCCGTTGGGCTCGACGCTGTAGCCCATGCGGGTCAGCAGGTCATGCTTCACGGTGATCGCCGTGACGAAGTTGCAGTAGCCGAAGCCCATGTTCAGGGCGAAGTCGGGGTCGGTCGCCGCGATGGTGTCATCGCCGGCCCAGGTCTGGCCCTGGTCGGTGAAGGACTTCTTCACCGTGTAGGTGATCTCGCCGGACTCGAAGGTCGAGTCCTTCATCATCGACTCAGCCCAGCGCAGCATCGGGCGGCGCTTGCGGTCGGGCTTCTTCGGGTTGCGGGACTCGACGCGCGAATACGTCGAGCGGATGACCTTGCTCAGGTCGAGGGCGGTGAGGGCAGCCATGTGCGTCTTCCTTCATTGGTGGGGGTAGGTCCCCGGTTCGGAGCGCCTACCCCCACACGGAGCGGGCGCTAATTGGTGATGTCGGCCAGCAGCTCGTCGTCGGTCAATTCCTTGTTGGCCGGGCGGCGCTGCGTGGTCGGAGACGAGACGGAAGGTTTCACCGTGGTGGACGGCCGGGCGGGCTTGGCCGCCTGGAGCTTGGCGGCAACGGCCGCCATCTTCTCGAGCACCAGCTTCTTCGTCGCCTGGGGCGACATGACGCCGTACTCCTTCACCTCGGCCAGGATCTTCTTCGACGCCGCGGGCCAGTCGCTCGGCCAGCGGGCGAGGTATTCCTTGCCCTTGGTGCCGATCTCGGCGTAGATCTTCTGCGCCTCGGTCTGCGCGGCCTTGGCCGCCGCAGCCTTCTGCTGTTCCGCCTGGGCCCGCTCGTCGGCTTTCGCCTTCTCCTGGGCGGCCTTGGCTCTGGCCTCGGGCGTCTCAGACAGGCGCTTGCGCGCGATGATCTCGGCCTCCTCCTTCGACATGATCTCAGCCGTGACGGCTTCCTTCAGGTCGTTGGGCAGCTCGATCGGCGGCGGGGGCGGAGGCAGCGGCGACACCTTGTCCGCGAGGGCGCGGAGGTAGGCGGCGGCCTGCTCGGGCGGCAGGCTGTTGAGCTGCCGCTCCTGTTCGACCAGCGCGGCGATGGCCGCGTCGTCGTACTGCAGCTCCGTCTTGAGCGTACGGATGGGCGCGGCCTCGGCCTCGAGGGCTTCGGTCTGCTTGCGCAACTCCTTACGTTCGGTGAAGAGGCGGGTCATGCCCTCACGCTGCTTCTCGGTCTTCGCGGTGCCCAGCAGGGCCTCGTCCGCGTCGTCGAGTTCCAGCTCGAGGGGCTTCTCCTCGCCTTCCGCCGGCTTCTCGGCATCGGCGTCGTCGGCAGGAGCGTCCTCGCCCTCTTCCTTGGCTGCCGGCTCCAGCTTGGCGTCGGGTTCCGCATCCGGATCCGCGTCGGCAAACAGGGAGTCGATCAGCTCAGAATCGGTCTGAACCTTCGTCTCGTTTGAATTGTCTCCGGCGTTGCCCTGCGGATCGCTTCCCTGGTCGCCGTCGTCCTGGGAGCCTGCGCTGTCGCCGATCGGATCGGGAATCTCTTCCCCTGCGTTCGGAGTGGGTTCATCGGCCATGGTAGTCCGTACTTCCTGCACTGCAAGAGTGCGTGGGGTGGTTCATCGTGGGGTTACGCGGCCACCGGCGCCGCGCTCGCTGCGGGCCGCTCGGCGGCCACCATCGTCTGCGTCTGCGGCTTCGCCTGGGGCTCGGCCCGCTGCTGGGCACCGGCGGTGGCCTTCGCCACCGTCGCGCCCGTCGGATTCTTGGGTGCGCCCTGCACCGGCTGCTCGCCGACCGACACCAGGGGGGCCGCGGGCAGCATGTACTGCTCGACCTCCTCCTTCCAGCCGATGATCTGCGCCGCCTTCTGCGCGAAGACCACTGGGTTCGGGGCACCGCCGGTGCTGGCGATGATGCCGGCCATCCACTCGAGATTCGCCTTCTCCTGGGCGACGTTGGGCATCGCGGTGCTGCCTCCCTCGACCTCGAGGGTGAGATTCTGCCACAACTCCTCGCGGCTGAGGGCCGGCCACACCGCGCCCGGACCGGCGATGGCCTTGGCGTTCTCCTCCGGCAGCGCCTGCACCAGCACCTCGGCGCAGTCCTGGAAGATCGGCGTGAGGATCTGCGTCTCGAGGATCCAGCGGTGGTACGCCGTCAGCACATCCTGGCCCTGGTTGGCGAGCGCGGCCTCGGTCGCGGAGTCCGCGCCGTCGGTGGTGATGCCGACGGACGTGTTCGCCGCGCCCATCATCGTGCCCAGCTCGGTCTTCTCCTCCGTGACGTCATGCACCTCGGCGTTGTAGTTGCCGGAAATGGTGTGGATCTTCTCGCGGATGTCCTTCACCGACTTCTGCGTGGTGACGACACCCTCCGGCGGGCACTCCTCGAGCTTCTGCATCTCCTGCGCGTCGAAGAGGCCGTTCTCGGCGATGTAGCGGTTGTACGCCCCGCGCTTGGCCTGCCGCTTCCAGGTGCGGGCGAGGTTGATCTCGTCCTGCAGGCTGCGGCCCAGGTCCACGTTCGACACGCCGATCAGGCGGCCGGACACGCGGTTGAACTGCAGCATGTAGAACGGGAAGAAGCGCTTCGACGTGGCCGTAGCCAGCTCGTTGCGCAGCAGCCGGCGCGAGCCGCGGATCCAGTGGTAGACGCGGCGGGTGAGCGCGTCGTGGTACTCGACCACGGCGTACCGGTCCCCCTTCATCACGTCGTCCAGCCCCTCGCGGGCGCCCATGTCGCTGGCGTCGGTCTCGAAGAAGTTGCCGTTGAGCCACGAGGACGCGCTCTCCGGATCCGACGCCATGCCGCCGACGAGGTCGGTCTCCGGCGAGAGGCTGAACGTGCGGCGGATCTCGGCGTCGGTCATCCACGACACATGCCACATGAATCCGGCGTTGTAGAACTTCTCCGGCTGCACGATCGCCGGATCGATGCCGAAGTCCTCCATGAAGATGAGGTCGAACTCGAATCGCCGCAGCTGCGGGATCGCCTCCAGCTCCTCGATCGTCGGCAGGTCGGCCGTCCACTTGAACTTCCGCGGGTCGTTGTCGACCGGGTAGTTGATGGGCTTCACCTGCAGCGTCATCTCGCCGGTCGCAGGGTCGGCGACGGCTTCCATCGTCTCGTCGGGGTACGCGGCCGCGCGCCACGCCTCGGCCTCGAGGGTGCTCTGGATGTCGGCGGACAGCTGCCGCAGCTTGAGCCCGTCGGGGCCTTCGTCGAAGACCGCCGGTCCCAGGTTCTCGCGCTTCTCGAGCAGGCGCCGGGTCTCCGCGATCATCACCTGCATGTCGGTCAGGCGGGTGGTGCCCACCGGGTCGCGGGTCATGTCCTCGCACCAGCGGCGTTTGATGATGATCGCCGCGGTGGTGTCCGCCTCTTGGATGGCGCCGGAGACGATCGACCGCAGTCCGGCGTCATTGGTGAACGCCTCGACCAACAGCTCGGTGGTCTTGCCGAAGTCGACGAGCATCTTCTTCGTCTGCTCGGACATCAGGCCCATCTTCTTCCGTACGCGAGCGCGGACCTCGGGGTCGCGGGCGAACAGCTGGGCCATGTGGATCGACTGGTAGCGGAGCAGGTAGTTCGAGCTGACGCCGCCGGGCACCTCCGGCATCTGCGCCGTGGTGTGGATGTACTTCCGGTTGGCGTCCATCCCCTGCAGCACGTCCTTCAGCGCCGACGGGCGGGACATGCTCGCCTCCATGCGGGCGATGGCCTCCTCCTCCGCGGGGTCGCAGTAGTTCGGGTCCGGGACCTCTTCGGCGGTCTCCGGATCGAACAGCAGGCCGTCGTCCTCCGCAGGCGCGGCGTACGGGTTCATATCGTCGGCGGGGGCGAGGGGCATGCGGGTATCCTACCGCCGAAGGTGCGGCGGGCTACGGCTTAGAACTCGTACCAGTCGACCTCGATATCGAGGTTGCCGCCGGTGAGGGTGACGCTGTTCAGGTTGACCGCGATGCCCTGCGCCGTGCCCGACAGGATGATGCCCTTGCCCTTGTCACCGAAGTTGAACTCGACGCCGGAGGCCATGGGCGTGGCGGCGGCCTGGATCGGCACGTACTGCCGGCGCAAGGCGCCCACCAGCGTGCCGGTCGTAGGATTGGCGGTGTAGACGCCCGGAACCGAGCTGGCAGCGCTGTCGGTCGCGTCCAGCGGCACTGCGGTGCCGGCGACACGCGTGCCGACGGTGTTGGCCGTCGACCGCTTCACCACCAGCATCTCGGGCATGCCGCCGGTGGTCTGGATGCCGGTGATCTTCAATCGGGTGACGACGACCGTGGTCGTGCCGTTGCCGAAGAGGTCCATGACATCCGTGGGCGTCGCCGCAGGCGCGGCGAGGTTCATCGCGGCGCTGAAGCTGCGGGCGGACTTCTCGAAGTTGCGCGTCAGCATCGCGCCGAAGCGGTCGACAGCCATCTCCGAGTAGTCGGCGGCGGCCGACGCGGAGGTGGTCAGCGCATCGCGGCGGACGCCGAGGGCCATGACGCCGGTATCGCCGGAGGCTGCCACCGCGTCCTCGGCCTTGCCGAGGTTGGCCGCACCGGTGCCGGGGGTCAGGGTGGTGGTGCCCGACAGGGTGGTGACGGTCGTCACGGTGGTGACCGTGCCGAGGTTGCCGAGCGAGTTGGTGCCGGTCGGCAGAGGCGAATCGACCGAGACGACCGTGGCCGCGCCCTGGATGGCGCGCAAGGTGACGGTCGCGGTGCCGGTGACGGCCGCCAGGGCGGTGATGCGCGCCTTCTGGAACCCGCCGACGTCGGCCTGGAAGACGCTCTGCAGCGCGGAGGTGATCGACGCGAGCAGGCCACCGGTGTTGACGTTGAGCAGCGGGGTGCCGCCGACGGTGATCCAGTTGGTGCCGTCGATCGTCACCTGCAGGGATAGGGCGCCGGTGTAGACGCCCGTGACCTGGACGCCGATGGACGCCGCACCGCGCAGGGTGATCTCGACCGCCGAATTCGCGGTGGCCACGCCTGCAGGGACGAGATTCTGCGTGGTGATGTTCGTCGCCGCGGTGGTGGCGGAGGAATCGAAGTCGCTGGCGAAGATCACCGACTGCGAGGCGGTCGTCACCTTCTGGCCCAGGCCCGGCAAGCCGGACATGATGCCCTTCAGCAGCGAGATGACCGACCACGGCGTGGTGTCGAAGCTCGTGGCCTGCGGATCGGCCTTCGCGCCCTGCGTGACGTCCGCGCCGTCGGCGATCGTCGCAGCGCCACCACCTCCGCCACCACCCGCGGCGACGTAGGCGCCGGTCTCGTCGGTGAGCTGGACGCGCTGGATGGACCAGGACGTGCGCTGCTGCTGTCCGGTGATGTTCGGCTGCGGGTTGTCGACGCCCATGGCAGTTAGACCTTCGTATCTGGAGGAAGTTGGCGGGCGTACGTCTCGGCGCGGGCATTCGCCGCGTCCGCCTTCGCGTAGCCTTCGGTGGCGTCTTGCTCGTGGAAATCCGCACGTTTGCGCTGCTCACGGGCCTCCGCGGCCTTCTGCGTGGCATAGGCCGTCGCGGCGGTCGTCACGAGCGCCAGGAGCCCGCCGCCCGCATGCTCCGGGGTGATCCACGGTTCGCTTTTCGCCTCGGGGAGGAAGGGGCTGGCGGCGGGCACCAGCTGCTTCACGGCGACCACCATCGCGCTGACCGCCTGCTTGACGATCGCGTCCGTGTCGACGGTGGTCTTCGTCTGGCTGGCGCCGTCGGCGATGGCCTTCTCGACCCAGGTACGCTCGAACTTCAGGTCGATGGGCAGCTCCAGCGCCGGGGTGGTGGCGGTGGCCGGGATCGTCACCGTGCCGGCGAGCGTCGCGGTCTCGCGGTGCTCCGTGTCGGTGTTGACGTGGGTCTCCCCGCGGGATGCGCACCCGACGAGGAACACCGCGATCACAGCGAGGAACAGGACGGCGCGCATCAGAACCTCTTGTGGACGGCGGTGGTGATGATCTTCGGGTCGCTCGGCTCATCGATCTCGGTGGGCACCGGCACGGCGTAGACCGGGATGTCCGGGCCGGCCGGGTGCCGGCGGCCGGGCTCCACCGCGCGGTGGATGTCGCTCGTCTTGCCCGCAAGGTGCTCGAGCACCTGCTTCAGGCCGCCGATGTAATCGAGCAGCTGCGTCGTGGTCGCCTGGGCGTCCGCCGTGCGCGCATCTTCGAGGGCGCGCACGCGGCGGATGAGCTTCGTCTCACGCTCCAGGCACTCCTCGGTCTGCGCGTCGAGCGCGCATTTCAGCGCGACTTCGGCGCGCGTCATCCGCTTCTTCGCCGCTCGGACGTCGAAGAAGATGTACGCGCCGCCGAGGACCACGGCGACCCACAACAGGGGCGACACCCCTGCCGGGGCCATGGCCAGGAGAGCGGTAATAAGCTCCACCGCAGGCTCTTAGGTAAAGAGCAGGAGCTTCGTCGCGTTGGGGATGACCAGCTTCTCGGTCACCACCGCGCCGGCCGTCTTCAGGCGGATGACCCAGTCGCCGCTGATGAGCACGCGCCCCGGGGCGACGCCACGGTGCTGCACGCCCGAGAAGCCGTCGAGATACCACGCGTCCGGCAGCACCCACTGGCCGGGGACCTGCCCGGCGACCGCGCCGAGGGCCGCTGCCTGGGCGTCGGTGCCGTCGTACTGCTGCATGTCCGGCGTGCCCGCGAGGGCGGTATTGGTGTAGGCCATGAAATAGACTCCTGGAGGATGTGGTTGTCCACCATACCCCAGGAGTCGTCTACCGCAACGGGCGGTCGATTAGATGGCGCCGGCGGCCTTCAGCAGCACGTCGAGGTGGGCTTTGGCCACCTGAGACAGCGCGGCCTTGCGCGCCGGCTGCGGCTCGCCTTCGACGACGAGGTTCAGGACGAATTGCGCCGTCTGGACGAGGTCGACCGGCTTGGCCGCCTCCAGGGGGACGGCCGGTTTGATCGGCGGGGCCTCGGGGGCGCGGGGTAGCTTGCGGGACATGGCATCTCCGTACGTGGGGGCCATGGACCTTACGGCTCGTACGGAGGAATCAACCCTGCAGCCAACTGCTCGGCGTACTTTTTCTTGATAATCCGGTCGAGCGTGTCGGCCACGAGCAGGTGGTCGGGGTCCGTCGGGTTGAATTCGATGTCGAGGTCCAGGCTGCACTGCCGCCGGCGCGGGCCCCCGGTGTATTCGCCGGCGACGGTCGGCACGGTCTCACCGAGGGCGGACAGCCCCTTCACACCCGCCACGGGGTTGCGCAGCGTCACCTCGAACCACCGCGGCTTCGGGATGTAGGTGACGGGGGCGAGGAAGATGTCTTCGGCCATGGTGGTCTCCTACGGAAGTTCGATCTGCTGCCCGGGCTGAGCCGTCGGCGTACCAGTTCCGGTCACCGCGGTGACGATGCGCCGGTATTTGCCGGCGGGAATGACCCCAGACAGCATCACGGTGTTGATGTTCGTCAGGCTGAGGACGCCGGCGATGGAGTTTCGCCCGGAGCACACGGTCACAAGGTTCGTGCTCATGCCCGAGTTGTCGGCGTACTGCAGCGTCGCGGTGAGCGAGGCGTTGCCGAGCACGACCTCGAACCACCGCAGCTTCGGGGTGACGATCGCGGTCTCCGGCTGGAGGAAGATATCGTCTGGCACGTTAGACTCCGATTAGCCCGATTGACAGGAGATGCTGCAGCAGCGCCGCGAGGGTCTGCGAGGTCTGCAACAACGAGGCGGTGAGGCCGGGGAAATTCGCTGTGATGGAACCGTTGGTGGGCGTTCCGTAGCCGGAAGGCTGGACGACCGGAGTAGCACCCCACCACGCCTGTTTCTGGTTCGCCGCCTGCCCCCACTTCGTGCCGGTGCCAGTTCCAAGTACCACGTCGCGAGCATCGGCAATCACCAGTGTCCGATCGCGGATCGTCAGGTCGATATTTCGGGCGGCCTCGCCGGTGAAAGTCGTAGCGAAGCTGATAGCCGTTCCGGTGTTCGTTCCTGAGATATACGTCTCAGTCGCGAACAGGGCGATCAGCGCGTTGGACCCGGTGTACAGGCCGGTCGACGTGCGTCCGGCGGCGCCGATTAGCGTTACGTTGTCGTTCGCGGCGACCCCGGTTAGTGCGCCGCCCGGCGTCCCGTTCGTGCGGTAGCCGATGAAAAGCGTCGCGCCGCCGTAGGACTGGCCTTGCCAAGTCGCGTTGGCCGCAGAAGGACCAACCAGGACCGTACCAACCGGAGTTACCGGGGGCGCGGAGCCGGAGTAGTTGGCCACAACTGCGCCGTTGGAGAAGTCGACGATTCGCGCGCCGCCGAGGGACAGGCCGACGTTGTTTGCCCCGATGCGGTAGAAGCCGGTGTCGGGATCGTTGAGCCACGAGTCTGCCGGAGCCGCGACGGTCCCGTCCGGCGCCAGCTCCTGGGCGTTCTGCCACCGACGCCACTCCGCTCCCGCCGTGCTTCCGTTCGACGTTCCATTGATAACGGCGAAGGTTCCGCGGTTGGTTGCACTCCAGGTGCCATCAGCGGAAATACCGATCGAAGCCGCTCCGCCCGTCGAATACGCGGTGCCGTCGAAGCCGAACGCCGTGATCCCGACGAACTGCGCTCCGCTAACCGTGGCCGCCGGCACCGCGCGGGTTCCTCCGATCGCCTGACCGACGATGTTGATCCCGTTGAAACCCCAGCCGCGGGCGATTAGTCGGTTCTGCACCCCGTCCGCACCGCGAATTAGCGCGAGCGCAGGAGACAAGGCCGTGGATGCGTCGGTGCCAGTTCCAGTATCAAAGAGCACCGCACCGCTCACACGCAGCCGGCTGGTGCCGCCGGGATCAGTGCCGACCACCAGCGCGGAGTTGACGGTGTCCCACGTCAGGCTCGCGCTGTCGACGAGGGTCGCGCCGGAGGCCGCGACGGGGATGCGGTTGGCGACCAACGGCGACAGCGCCCAGGTGTCGACGCCGGTGCGCCCAGCGATGCCGGTGCCGGTGAGCGCCGCGATGGCGGTGAGGTCGGCGTCGAGCGGCTGGGCGTCGGTGATGCCGTAGCCGGCGAGCGTCGTCGGGGTATTGACGATCGTCGACCAGTCGACCAGGCGCGTCGGCAGCTGCGCCGCGGGCACCTTGCCGGTGTTGTCCAGGCTGGCGTACCCGTTCGCCGTGCCCTTTTCGGCGATCGTCTGGTAGCCGGCTAGATCCGGCGTGAACACCGACGGGTTGGCGGCGGCGTAGGCCGCGATGGTGGCGTCGAAGTCCGCTTCCAGAAGGTATTGCGTGTGCGGATCCGGGGCCAGCCAGTGCGACTGGAGGACGGAGGTCTGCAGCGCGTTGGCGGGTTCATTGCGTGGCATTGCAGGCTGTAGCCTACCGCGGGGTCAAACGAAAACACCCGCCGATGCATTCGACGGGTGCTCGCGTAGCGATAGTCTTGTGGCCCAAAACCACACCTTCGCAGAAAAGGGGCCGTCGGAGTACTGGCCGGAGAGCCCTCGTCAGGGGTCGCGGGGTTCGTCGTCGGGCCGGGGTCGACTCTAGCCGCCGTTGCCGGCCGTGTCCACCTCGGACTTGGGCTCGGCGGGCTTGGTCGGGTTGTCGACGCGGATCTTGCCGCCGCACTCGCCGACGGGGATGTCGATGAATTCGGCTGCGATCGGGGCGCCGACTTCGAGGGCGAGGGCGTCGAACTCCTCCGCGGTGGCCGGGGCACCGCCGACGGATAGGCGGCGGATGAGGGTTTCGGTGAGGTCGGACATATGTGGGCGCCTTGGTGGACCGGAAGCGTACGCCGGCCTTCGCCTACATCAACCTCCCGCGCTGGCCGAAGAGCGTCGTCGAACCGGGCGGGAGGCTGCTGCCCGTCGGCCGGTTGGCGCGGGCGATGGTCTCCTTCCACCGCGCAGGGGCGAGATGCCGCGGTTCCTCGACCTGCTTCATCATCGGTTTGAGCACTTCGTCGATGAGGTGCACCGCGTGGAAGGCGCAGTCGATGGAGTCGTCGTGGATGCCGCCGGGGAAGTGCTGGTGCTCGTCGCGGATGATATCCCGCCACACCGGCTCGTTCGCCCACCACACCCGGCCCTTGCGCTGGAACGCCTGATAGCCGCGGGCCTTCGTCGGCTTGTCGCCGACCTCGGGGACCTCGTGCAGCTGCACCAGCAGCCGACGACGGTCGATCTCGCGGTGCACATGCTTGTCGAGGCTGCCGGTGATCATGTCCTTTCCGACGCTGAGGTAGCCGCGTACCTTGTACCGCTCGCACAGGTCCAATGCGAGGTCGATTGCTTCCTCCGGGTGCATGCGCTCGGCGAACGCCCCCGGCAGGAAGATGAGGTCCCCCGCCTCGCTGAGGCCGAACGCAGACCCCACGCTACGGTCGTTGACCTTCTTCTTCCCGAGGGCGAGGTCCAACGCCACATGCACATCGCCGACGATCGGCGGCGTATGCGGGTCGTAGACCTGCTTCAGGTGGTCCAGGGAGAAGTACAGCCCGCCCTCCGGCATTGGATTCTGCTGATGGATGGCGCTCCACTCCATCTCGCCCATGGATGCCCGCTTACGCCGGGCAATGGCGATGGCCTTCTCCCGCCCGACGCGTTCGGGGTGGAGGACGTCCGTCATGTCGGAGGGGTCGCCCGTACGCCAGCCGCAGTGGGGGTAGATGGCGAGTTCCCATTGGTCGGCGTCGGGCTCCTCCTGCGCCTTCTGCAGGAGTCGGCCGGCGAGGTCGCCCTGGGCCCACCGCGTGTGCATGATGAGGATGCCGCCGCCGGGGCTCATGCGCTGGGCGATCGTGGCGTTGTACCAATCCCACACCGTCTTTTGCTCGGCGTCCGATGAGGCGGCGCTGCGGTCGGCGAAGGGGTCGTCGACGATGGCGATGCGCCCCGGCCAGCCGGAGCCCGTGCCGACGGAGATGGCCCGCAGGATGCCCCCTTTGTCCGTCTCCATGTGGCCGGCGGCAGCGATGTCCCCGCGCAGTTGGCAGCCGGGGAAGATGTACGGCCACACCTCGCCTTGGATCTGGTTGCGCACCCACCGGCTGGAGCGGGTGGCGAGGTCATTGCCGTAGGATGCCGCGAGGAGGGACCAGTCGGGGTGTTTCCCCAGCACCCACGCCGGATAGAGCCGGCTGACGATGTCGCTTTTGCCGAACTGCGGCGGGGCGAACACCATCAGCCGCGGCGACTCCTGCCGTTCGACGGCCCGCGTGAAGCGCTCAAGCCGCTTCATCAGGTCGAGCTGCCATTCGCCGGGGGGATTGCCCACGCCGGCGGGGGCCAGCACGTCCCACAGCGCATGCAGCCGGCGGGGGGCTAGCGCACGCTGGGCAAGGACCTCTTCAGCGCGTGCGCCGGCATCGGCCACGTCCAGCCAGTCGTCATCGGCCATTGCCGACTCCAATCAGGATGACGACGGCGTATGCCGACAGCAGCGCCCCCAGCACGCCGATGGGCAGGGTGGCGGCCAACGCCAGCAACGTGAGCGCCAGGGCGACGGACGGCCAGGGTTCGAGGCTACGCATCGTCGTCGTCCTCATCAGGCACGGCCGCCCGCATCGCCGCATCGGCCGTCCGGCGGGCGGCCGCCTCACGGTCGCGGGCGGACTTGGCCAGCGCCTCCAGCTGCGCCGACGGAAGCCGGCTGATGTCGGCGGCCGCCACCTTGCCGCCCTCGCTGGGGGGCGTCAGGAAGGCATGGGCCACCGCCACCCGCTTGGGCAGCAGCAGGTCGGCCTGCAGCTTCAGGCAGCCAAGGGCCGTGCCCAGGTCCGGCTCGGAGCCCGCCATCGCATGCAGGCGGACGTCCTCCGCGCTGGTGATGAGGCGGGCGACGACCTCACGGGGGTGCTCGGCGTGGGCGTCAGCGAACAGCCGCCGCACCCGGTCCATGAATTCAGCCAGCGGCGGCCCCTTGGTCGGCAGCCCATTCCGCCGGCACCAGTCCCGCACCGTCGAGCTATGCCAGCTGATGACGGGGTTGGCCCGCAGCCAATCGATGAGGGCATAGGCCTGGGCATCGCCGGCGACCGCCTCCGTTGGATCGGGGGGCGGTCGCCGGCGGTCGACCGTCGCTACCGCGGTGTGCGGGGCGTCAGCCAGCCAATCGTCGTCTGAGGTGGGCGTGGGGTCCATGCAGACACTCTAGCCGGCTTTCGTCGGCCGTCGACGGCATATCTGATCGAGAGACAAGGGCGACAGGCAATGGCCGTTTTCAGCATGTAGTAAAAACACAAAGGACTTACGACTTTTAACTAGACTTACATCAAAACTAGTAATTCGCCGACAAGAAATACGAGTCCGACATCAATTCTGGATTCCTCCATCCCCAGCCAGCCACAGCCCGCCCAGTGACTGCCGCGGTTGTGGCGGCGCTTTCGCCGGCTTACGCATCCTTCTCCAGTCGATAGCTATTTATACTAATACCCAGACAACTATAATACTACATAGTCTACTAATATTAACTGTATATAAGTCATTGTCATTCAATACTCCAAGCACAAAAACAAGCGATTGCCCGCATTAGCCCCAGTTTTCTTGGTATAACAACGTGCAACTGCCGTACTTACATACTCCACACATGTGCTTATGTAGTAGTTTTCCGAGACTTATACCTTGTCATATTTTTGAAAGCCGCCACAGTATGTGTATGCCTGCCAACACCGCACAATTTATCCCTGTCCTTGTTGATGCCGCGCTTTCCGGTGAAGACGAACGCCGTGCATTTGCCCGGGAGCATCTGTGGCCACATCTCGGCGCCGTCCACCGGGCAATCACTACCGCTGCCGCCCTCCGTGATCCGCACCTGCCCGCCAGGGCCCTCTACCTCGGCGCTCGCGACGCCATCTCCGAGTGGTCGCTGCGGAAGATAGGGTCCGTGGAACTGGCCCGTCGCCTCGGTGAAGCGCAGACGCGAGCCCGGGAGGCGCTGGAACGTGCGACGGGCCGCCCGGGGATGTGGGCCATGCAGGAAGCCGTCCGGAGGATGTCCCGCGCGTTTCGCAAGCGGGTCAAGGGGGTGCGCTTGCCCCCCGTGGCCCGTCAGCATCCGCCGGCTGACGAGGTAGCACCCACAGGAGGCGTTGGCGTCACACCTGCATACCTCACGCGGTTGAAGACGCTCACCGTCACCTACGCCCCGACGAAATCCGGCCCGTACACATACTTCTTCGTCAGCCGCCGCGGGCCCAATGGCACAACGCTGCGCAAGGCGGTCAAGGAGCGAGAGGCCAACCGCGAGCGTGCCCGCTTCGGCCTCTCCGTCGCCCGCGCCCTGCGCGATTACACCCGCGGTGCACGCTGGACGAAGCGGGGCGTGCGTTGGCCGGTTGTGGTCGACGTAGCCAACCCCGACACCCCCCTTTTCCGCTAGCCAAAAATAGCATTTGCAATCTCCGTACGTTTCCGTATGCTTCAGCCATACAGCCAACCGACGCTGCAAGTCGGCCATCAGATCCAAGGATCTACGCATGCACCCCTACGCCGTCTCCACGCTCAACGCCAACCGCGCCGCCTGTCGCCTCGCCGCGGCCATCGGCGCCGCCCACGTCCACATCGTCATCAAGCGCCGGTCGGCCTTCGCCAATTGGCTGCGCTCGGTCGCTGGGCTGTTCGATGCGGAAGGGTGGGAGGTATGATCATGGCTGCTGACCTCGCACTCTACCTCGCGGCCTACGCCACCGGCGACGCCACACATGCCCACGCCGTCGCCCGCACCTACTGGGGTGCGCAGGCCGATGCGGCTGAAGATGCCGCGGCCCGCGAGCGTACCTACGCCGGCGGATTCGCCGTCAGCATGGAATAAGCCCGCTGTTGACTTTCTCCGTACGCTTCCGTATGCTTCATCTGTCCCACCGGTGACTGACCGGCCAACGCTCCCAGGAGCCAACCATGCCCCGCACCATCCTCCCCAGCGGCATCCGCACCAATAACACCACGATCAGCGACGTAGGATCCGGCGCTGACAGGGTCATAAGCTGCATGCTGCACCGTACCGTGATCGCCGTCTACCGCCCCTTCGCTGGAACGGTGGTGCTCACCACCGGCGGGTACAATACGCCGACCACGATCCGGCGTATGAACGAATGCCTCTACCACTGGGGCTTTAAGTCGCGAGTGTGCAAAGCCGACTTCAACGGTACGGATGAGATGCGCATTCAGTCGGCGGAGGCGCAGCAATGAGCCCCGCCCTCCCCACCCTGCGCAAGCAGTACCCGGAAACCCCCTTCACCTTCAAGCGCGCGGTGCTCCTCACCGACTGGAAGGAATACCAGGAGAGCGGGCGGAAGTATCGCATCCGCGCGGAACTGCGATTTGATGACCAGTGCGGCAACGGCCACCGTACGTTTTCCCTGACCGGCGAGGTGCAGCGGGCCGGCGGGGGTGCGTGGGAGGAAGACTCCGGCGGGATGATCCACGACGAAATTGCCAAGCGTTTCCCGGGCCTCGCTCCATTCACCCGCTGGCATTTGACGTCGACTGACGGCCCGCTGCACTACGTTGCGAATACGGTGTACCTCGCCGGCGATCGTGACTATGACGGGCTGCGCAAGGGCGAAGTGCGGCAAATTCGCAACAGACGCACCGGACTGCCATGCTGGCACTACGTCACGCGGGACGCTGACGGCAAAGAAGTGTACGGCGTGCCCCCCGTGGACAGCATGACCATGCCCCTGTCGCACACATCCGCCTGGGAACCATTGAACCGAGTTGGCGAGGGCAAGGCGCGCCAGCTCGACGCAGCGCGCGAGGCGGCCGTGTGGCCCGACGCCACCGACGAACAGCTCATGGCGGAGCCCGCGGTGCTGACGGCCGCCCTCCAAGCCCGTTTGCCGGCGTTGCTCGCCGACTTCCGCACGGCCATGGAGTCGCTGGGCTTCCCATGGGAGCTGGCGCAGGAAGGGGGTGCGAAGTGAGCACCAAGCCCGCCCCCGTCGCCCTCACCGCGGCCATGCTCATGTCCCGGCGCCCCGCGGAGGGATCCACCGGCCGGCTTGATCCGGAATGGATCGGCATTCAACGTAGCGCCGACCTCGCCTCCCGCCTGCATCGTCTCGCCAAGGGATGCCAGCTGGCGAACGAGCACGCGGACAACGAAAGCCGGACGTGCGCCATCTACCGTGAGCGCATCGATAAGCAGGTGGCCAAGCTGTCCAAGGAACTGGAGCCGTTCAACCTGTGGTGCAAGCGTAGCACGTACGCCGAATTTCCGTTGTTCCTCCACAGCACCGATCCGGACGTAGTGCCGTTGCCTAAGAACTGCGCACACACGGACGCATGGGGCATCAGCGCATGAGGTGGCAGGAGAAAATCGTTAACGCCCGTGCGTTCCCGTTCGTGCTGGGGCAGCGTGTGGCGTACAGTGTGCAAGGGCTGCAGGAGCTGCACGCCCCCGCGAGCGACCGCGGCACCGTCATCGGCGCGAGTTGGGATAAGCGGTGCGTGCGGGTGAAATTCGACCGGCTCAATGCACCCCTCACCATCGCGAAGCGATTCGTAACGAAGGCCGACGCATGAATCCCCACCTCATCCCATTCGGATTCACCATCGGAGAGCTGTGGTTGCTCATGGATGGGTCCGGGTCCGCAACGGACCGCCTCGCCCACGCGGTATGGCATGCGAACACGATACTGAAACAGGTGAAGGCATGAAGCCGTTTCCCTTCGACCGCCTCCGCTGCATCGTCGACGGCGATCAAGCCCAGGCAGACATACGCCAGCGGCACGCCGACTACCTTGCGACGCTCACCGACCACGAGCGCGTGGTGTGGGAGCTGGCGTACGATTCGGCGATGATCCACGCGTTTGAAGTCGTCTTCGAGTACGTGTATGGCGAGCCCGTCACGTACCTCGGCGGGCGTCCGCTTCTCCCCACTCCGCCGGTCCAACTGGGACCGCACACCATTGATGTAAAGGCTTAAACATGCGCGGCGCACTCTACCTCTCCGGCCCGTCCAACGGGGCAATGCCCGACGTCATTACCCTCGCCCTTCCCACCGGGCAGAAGCTGGAGCTGACGCTCGCGCAGGCCATGGCCATCAGCCGGATACTGCAGGACATGGTGGTGTTCGCTGGCCAGCGCAAGGGCCGAGGTGCTGCCATCACGCCGGAGGCACACGTCACCCGCTACGGCGCTTGACTCTTCCGTACGCCTCCGTACACCGTACATCCACCCCGTCACACCGACTAGGACCGCACATGGCCGACAAAACCACATGGCATAAATGCACGGACGTCATGCCTAGCAGGTGCGAAGACGTCCTCGTCAGCGGCTGGCGGCAGGACACACTAGGCGGACGCCGCTGGTACATGGTGCTGGCGTACGACGGTGTGGGCTGGCAGACGCTGGACGACGGGACCGGTGAACCGTGGGGAGGGTATGAACCCACCCACTGGCGCTGGCTCGACGATAGCGAAATCCCCAACCAATGATCTACGCCCGCGGCAGCCTCACCATCCGCCTCCTCCCCTTCTACGGCCCTGCCGCCGGTTCGCTGTTGCGCTACCGCTGGCTCGTTGCCGGCTTTCATACCTGGAGTCCGTAATGCGTCTTCTCATCACCCAACTTTTCGACGACGGACGTGTGCATTCCGCCCCCGTTGCCAATCCGAACGCCATCCGTATCCGTGGCACGGCGGAAGTCGAGATCGTGTCGAACATAGCGGATGTCGCCGAGCTGGCGGACACGCCGCTCGACCGCAGCGCCCGCGAGCACGGCTGGGGTGTCTACCGTGGGGAGGCGATGAAGCTCCAGGGCTTCAAGACCTACGTCCACGATCGCCTCGACAAGGCTGGCGTCCCCGCCGATCCGAACCCCGAACAGACGGCGAAGACCGGCTGCCGCATCGAAGGCCGGCTGGATTGGGTGCTCAACGGCCGACACTACGCCGCCCTCACCAAGACGTGCCACGAGATGATCGACGCCAGCGAAGGCGACCGCAGCGGCGGTGACTCGCTCCAGACGCGGCTTGAAGCGGTGCTCAACGCGCTGGATACGCTGCGGAAGCGCCCCTGCCCGGTGCGGCACGAACGCATCGACGAGCTGGAGAAGGAACTGTCCAACGTCAAAGTCGCGCTCTACCACCGCGACGGCGAACGTACGCTGATGCTGGAGACGATGGACAAGGCGAACGGCGGCCGAATAGACCACCCCGTCGAGGCGCTGCAGGCCCTCGTCGCCTCCCGCGACCACGCCGCCACGATGGTCACGGAACTGACGCAGGACGTGGCCGAGGAGAAGCGCCGGACATCGGACGCCAAGGCCCACGTCACCGAACTCGAACGCTGGCTGAAGTCGAAGGACGAGGAGATCGCCCGCCTCCGCCCACGTGCGCAGCTCGCCGACCGCTGCGTCGAACTGACGCGGGCGATGGTGATCGCCGGCAACAGCGGGCCGACGGTCTCGGTCTACGACGGTGGCGCGATGGTGCCGGCGATCACCAACACCAACGCGGTCTACGACCTGACGAAGGAAGATGACCGGCGTGCGGCGCATGCCGCCGGTGTGACGCTGCAGTTCAAACACGACTCCGTGCGCGAGTGGACGACGGTCGACCACGCGCACGAACTGCACGACGTCATCTCCGGGTTTTCGTGGCGGATCGCGCCGTGAGCTGCGAACGCTGCGGCAGCCGGGCACATCGCACGGCCGTCTGTCCCCATGGCGCGGGCGTATGCCTGCCGCCCGAGCCCGAACGCGTCATCCAGCTGGCGACGCTGCCAGACGGACCACGGATGCACGAGTCGATCTATGCCCTCACCAACCGCGGGCGCATCTTTGTGTGGTCGGCGAACGATCTGAAGTGGGCGCTGGAACCCGGCCCGGACCTCAGCCAATGATCGAGATCTGGCGCCCGATCCCGTCGGCACCCGGCTACGACGCCAGCAGCCATGGCCGCATCCGCAGTTTGACGCGGCGGGTGCCGATAGGCCCACGTGGCATGACGCGGTGGGTGGAGGGCAAGGTGCTGTCGCCCGCTGCGCCCGCCGGACGCCGGCAGCATCTCATCGTGAAGCTGTCGGGGCAGCGGGTGGCGTACGTCCACGACCTCGTGGCCGAGGCATTCTTCTTCGCTCCGAAGCCGCCCGGCTGCGTCGTGCTCCACCTGAACGACGACCACGAAGACAACCGACCCATCAACCTGCAGTACGGAACGTACAGCGAAAACAACCAATCCACCGTCGACGCACGCCGTCGTGTGTCGGCATCCTACGCAGAAAGCGCATTTTAACCATGTGGCCCTTCAAATCCCGCAGGCCCAAAACCCCGGCCCCCTTTTTCTACCACCGGTTCGAGCTGCAGCAGAGTGCACGCCCGGCGAACATCCAGACGATGACCATGCGTAGCACCCGGCTGCTTACGAAGGATGAGATCGACGCAGTGGCCCACGAGGGCACGTGCAGTACTTGGACCTTTCCGCCCGACGCCCTCGTGGACGGGCGGGTCGTTCGTTATCACAACGCGCAGGTGCTGTACGCCAGTGTCAACCGGTTGGAGCCGTGACCACCCGCATCCAACTCGCCCAGCAGCTCAAAGCATACGCCAAGTTCACCCCGATCGGCCCGCAACGGACGATGATCGACGAGTGCGTCATGGAGCTGGCCGCCGCCCCTCCAGGCGTGTCCCCGTCCCGACTCATCCGCTACTACCGGCAAAAGCCGTCGGCAAGCAGTCGTGAGGCGGCGCGAGAGTTTGGGGTGGACTGCGCCACGATCGTCCGTATGTGTAAGGCATACGGAATCCACCGCGTGATGCCGAAGCATACGCCGAAGAGGTACAAGACATGAGCCAACGCACGACTATCCTCCTGATCCTCATCCTGGCAGTGGCCGTCGCGGGCTTCCTGACCGCATGCGGCTCCCACCCGGGCGAATCGACGCCGGTGCAGACCGGCCGCTTCCGGGCGGAGTACCAAGGTGCATTCCACTGCGGCGAGCAGGACCGGGAGAGCTACCGCGCCACGTACATCATCACGGATACCGAGACCGGCGTCCGCTACCTCGCGGTGCAGGGCTGCGGCACGTCGCAGCTGGTGACCGCGCACCAGGGAAGAAGTTCGACGACGGTGGAGCGATGAGCACCGACGACATACGCCAGTTCTCGCGCAATGTCCGCCGTGTCGAGGGCGACACGAACTGGGACCACGTCAAGATCGGTGCCCTCCTGCGCATCGCCGACGCCGTCGAGAAGTCGACGGAATACTTCGACAACATGCGCCGGCGGATGGAGTCGGCCGAGGCGTACAACAAGACGCTGCTACAGGAGCGTGCCCGCCAGTGCAAGGTGATCGCCG